AGTATGTTCAAGCACTCGTTGATGTATTCCGTGAAGTTCGCCGCTGTTTGCGTCCTGATGGCACTCTATGGTTGAATCTTGGTGATTCATACATGGCACAGAAGAATGTCGCTCCTCCACCACAATCGATTGGTGGGCAGCGAGACATGCCTACATTCATTCCTGGAAATCGCAGGGAGCAGAAGGGTCTGAAGCACAAGGATCTCATTGGTATTCCTTGGAGAGTTGCATTTGCTCTACAAGCAGATGGTTGGTGGTTGCGACAGGATATCATTTGGTCAAAGCCAAATCCTATGCCTGAAAGTGTTACTGATCGTTGCACAAAGAGTCATGAGTACATCTTTCTTCTTTCCAAGAAGTCTCATTACTACTATGACCATGAGGCAATCAAGGAACCAGCACAGAACTGGGGAACTCGCAATCGCGATGAGATGCGTGATGGAACCACAGATCCGAAGTTGAAGCATCATGGTTTGAAGGGTAAGCCAGACGAGGAGAATCCCATGAAGAACAAGCGGTCTGTTTGGACGGTCAATACCAAGGGATACAAGGGAGCGCACTTCGCCGTCTATCCAAAGAATCTTATTCTTCCCTGCATTCTTGCAGGATGTCCCGAAGGCGGCACGGTACTTGACCCGTTCACAGGATCGGGAACCACAGCGGTCGTTGCCCTTGAGAACAATAGGAACTTTGTGGGAACTGAACTGAATCCCGAATACATTCAGTTGGCAGAGAACAGAATCAAAGAAGAGATCCCAACAACTCTTGCATCTGTGATGCAATGAGATATACTTACCTCTATGAAGAAGTTCTACACGAATGTTGCCATTCGCGGCAATCGCATTCTGCATCGCGGCTATGAGAATGGAGTTGCTTTTGCCGAGGAGCAGTCTTTTCAACCAACCCTGTTTGTCTTGGGAAAGAAGGGGTCTGCATGGCACACGCTTGATGGCAAGAGCGTTGAGCCTATAGTATTCGATGACATCGACTCAGCACGGGAGTTCGTGGAGAAGTACAGGGATGTTCATGCATATCCCATCTACGGGAACACAGACTACCTCTATCAGTTCATCGGTGACGAATACAAGTCCGAGATCAACTATGACATGAAGTTGATGCGGATTGCCTACATCGACATCGAAACAGAATCAGAAGAGGGATTTCCGAACATTGATACCGCAAACGAGCGCATCAATGTCATCACGCTGATCGTTGGCGAGAAGAAGTACACCTACGCATTGGGGAATGTCGATCTTAAGAAGATGCCGACAGATTTCCATGTGAATGTGTATGACAGCGAAGAGCAGATGCTTGGCGACTTCATGCTCACATGGCAGAGCCTTGGCATCGACATCATCACGGGATGGAATGTTCAGTTCTTCGATATTCCGTATCTTGTGAACAGAATGACCCGTCTGTTTGGCGAGAAGTTTGCCAAGAAGTTCTCTCCTTGGGGCAAACTCAAGGAACGCAAGGTGGAGATGATGGGCAAGGAGAGCATTGCCTATGAGATCGTGGGCATCAACACGCTCGACTACCTCGACCTCTACAGGAAGTTCACATATGTGACGCGAGAATCCTACAAGTTGGGTCACATCACTTCTGTTGAACTTGGAGAGACAAAGGTCGCGTATGTGGAGTACGACAACTTCTCAGACTTCTACAAGAACGATTTCACCAAGTTCGTTCAGTACAACATTCAGGATACCATTCTTGTTCAGAAACTTGAGGCAAAACTCAGGCTTCTTGAACTTGCAGTTTCATTGGCTTACTCTGCAAAGGTGAATCTCAATGATGTCTTCTCTCAGGTGAGGACATGGGAGCAGATCATCTATCACCATTTGCATGGCAAGAACATAGTCATTCCCCCGAAGAAGAAAGGAAAGAAAGATGCGTCATTTGAAGGTGCGTATGTCAAGGATCCGAAAGCGGGACATCATAAATGGGTCGTCTCCTTTGACCTCGACTCACTATATCCCCATCTCATCATGCAGTATAACCTATCTCCCGAAACCAAGACGGTGGATGGGGTCAGGCGGATGGTCACGCCCGAGACGCTCATCAAGGGTTCGCCTCTTGCCATATCCGAGCGAGAGAAGGCAATCCGTAGAGGAGTCTGTCTTGCTGCCAATGGTACGACTTATCGAAGGGATGTTCGCGGATTTCTTCCCGACCTCATGGAACGAATGTACGAGGAGCGAAAGAACTACAAGAGGCTCATGCTTGAGGCAAAGGCATCTCTCAAGCAGTTGCCAGCAGATGCGCCTGTGGAACTTAAAGAGACTCTGCAACTATCCATATCGAAATATCACAATTTCCAACTAGTCCGAAAGATCCAACTCAACTCTGCCTTCGGTGCCATCGGAAACGAATGGTTTCGCTACTATGATGAGGCAATTGCCGAAGCAATCACTCTATCGGGTCAGATGTCGGTGCAGTGGGTCGAGAAGGATCTGAATCAGTATCTCAACAAGGCAAACGGCACGGAGGATGTCGATTATGTGATTGCAATCGACACAGACTCCGTCTATCTGAACCTTGGTCCTCTTGTGTTGAAGGTGATGCCGAACGAGAAGGACGAGCAGAAGATCACGCAGTTCATCGACAAGGCATCTAATGAGGCAATTCAGAAGGTCATCAACAAGTCCTATGATCGCCTTGCAGAGTACATGAATGCGTATGAGAACAAGATGCGTATGAAGCGGGAGTCCATTGCTTCATCGGGCATTTGGACTGCAAAGAAGCGATACATGCTAAATGTTCGCATGGGCGAGGAGAATGTTTACCTAAAGGTTCCAGAACTCAAGATCATGGGCATTGAGACTGCGCGTTCCTCCACACCAGAGGTTGTCCGCAATGCCCTCAAGGAAGCCATCTCAATCGTCATGAACAAGGACGAGGGTCATGTGCAGCAGTTCGTCACGACCTTTAGGAATGTATTCAAGAGCCTTCCGCCAGAGAAGATCGCATTCCCTAGAAGTTGCAATGGGTTGAAGGAGTATGGCGATCCAACCATGATCTACAAGAAGGGAACTCCAATCGCAACAAAGGGTTCCCTGCTGTTCAACTACAACCTTAAGAAGAACAAGTTGGGTGGAAAGTATCAGGAGATACGCGAGGGTGACAAGATAAAGTTCCTGTACCTCAAAACACCCAATCCATTGCATGAGAAGGTAATCGCATTCACATCAAAGATTCCAGACGAGTTCAACCTTGATGGTTTCGTGGATTACGATTTGCAGTTTGAGAAGACCTTCCTTGAGCCTATGCGAAACATTCTTGGCGTTCTTGGGTGGAAGGAAGAGCCTGTTCACACATTGGAAGGATTGTTCGGCTAATGGCTTATCTGATAGCAAACATACCCCCTATTGAAGTATTTGTTCGTAAGGAATTTCTATACGATTTTCTTACGGACCAAAACGGAAGACTGCTTGGCAAAGGCGAGTATGAATCCGCTCATTGGCTGACGGTCAAGTCGATTCCCAATCAAGCACTCTATTTCGAATCAGTTCTTACGGAATATGGGGCAGTTTATGACAAACTTCCGATTCATGCCTATGTTTGGAGAAAGGATGTTGATCCCGACAAACTCTATCCATTGGATTGGCTGCAACTTTGGGACGGCTTGTCATACAACATATCGGTGATCAAAAAGTTCCAACTCAGAAACGCAAGGTGCGAGGTGGTGATGAAAGACAAGTCCCGTGCATTGGGATATTATCTCTTCACTATAGATCCATGTGCATCGGAATCAAACGAGATAGACGCAACTTGGTCTGAGACTCCCAATGAACACAAGTCATTCAACATCATAAAGTTGGACAATGGGCAGTTCGCAGCACAACCCAACAATAGAATCATTTGGAGAAACCAATCACAAACTCCAACGGCTAACCTGAAGACTCCATACTTCAAGTTCTCGACAAAGAAATGGTTCTGTGAGGATCAGGATCGGTGGAGTGCATCGAACGCAACAAAATTCAACTACGATGGAAATGCCGACGAAGAGTATTGACAGTGAACATACCTATAGTACAATGAAGTGAGAAGCCTAACAAAGGAGAATATCATGGCTACAAAGTTGGTTAGATTGGTTACGGGCGAGAATCTTCTCGCGAATGTCACGGACAACGGAAGCACACTCACGCTGAAGAAGCCAGCGATGATCGTGATGATCAACAAGGGAGAAGTCGGTCTTGTCCCTTGGATTCCGTTTGCCAAGGACGAGAGCGTCACGGTTGCGGCAGACAAGGTTCTGTACTGCGTCGATCCCGAGGACAATACGGCAAACGAGTACAGCACGGGCTTCGGTTCGGGTCTTGTCATGCCAACTAATGGCGGTGTCAAGCCCGCTTCCCTCAAACTCTCTGGAGAGTAAACCTTGAATTTCCTAAAGCAGATTGTGAAAGAGTCTGGCAACAAGTTTGCCAGCATCGTTGAGGATGGAATCGACGGAGCAGATGTCGCGGGATTCGTTGACACTGGTTCGTATGCTTTCAATGCGCTTCTTTCTGGTTCCTTGTACGGAGGAGTAGCGGACAACAAGATCATTGCCCTTGCGGGTGAATCTGCCACGGGAAAGACCTACTTTACCCTTGGGATTGTCGCGCAGTTCCTCAAGAACAATCCCGAGGGCATGGTCCTCTACTTCGACTCAGAGCAAGCGGTCACATCCGACATGTTTGAAGGTCGTGGTGTTGACTCCAAGAGAGTCGCTGTGTTTCCAGTTGCCACCATTGAGGAGTTCAAGACTCAATGTGTGTCGATTGTTGACAAGATCCTTGAGATGGACGAGTCCGAGCGCAAGCCCATGATGATCGTCCTTGATTCCCTTGGAATGTTGTCAACCGAGAAGGAAATGAACGATTCGGCAGAGGGCAAGAATGTCAGGGACATGACACGGGCGCAGGGGGTGAAGGCGACATTCCGAGTCCTCACGATGAAGTTGGGCAAGGCAAGGATTCCCCTTGTGATGACGAACCACACATACGATGTTGTGGGCGCGTATGTCCCGACGAAGGAGATGGGTGGTGGTAGCGGTCTGAAGTATGCCGCATCCACCATCGTCTACCTTTCCAAGAAGAAGGAAAAGAATGCAGATGGCGATGTCATCGGAAACATCATTCATTGCAAGTTGTACAAGTCCCGTTTGACCAAGGAAAACCAGATGGTCGATGTTCAGTTGAACTACGATACTGGTCTGAACCGATACTATGGTCTTGTGGATATCGCAATGAATCATGGCATCTTCAAGAAGGTATCGACTCGCATCGAACTTCCCGATGGTACAACGGCATTTGAGAAGAACATCAATGAGAATCCCGAGAAGTACTTCACAGCAGAAGTGATGAAGCGTCTTGAGGAAGCGGTTGCAAAGGAGTTCAAGTATGGCGGATCGCAGACTTAAGATCCTATGTAAGTTTCCATCGCGCTCGCGACCAGACAAGTTCAAGCATGTATTCTCGTTGTACAAGAGCATGGCATCGGGAAAGCACGATTTGATTTTTGTGCTTTCTTTCGATTCTGATGACTCTACTATGAATAACGACGAGATGAAGCAATGGCTCGCGGAGCAAGGAAGCAATGTTCATTGGTTCTATGGAAACTCAACTTCCAAGATATCAGCAGTGAATGCAGATATGGACAGAGGATGGCACTTCGACATATTGCTGCTGGCATCGGATGACATGATACCTGTGAAGCCAGGATATGACGACACCATTGCCAAGGACATGCTTGAGCATTTTTTGGATTTTGATGGTGTCTTGCATTACAATGATGGGCTTCGTGGGGATAAGTTGAACACGCTGTGCATCCTAGGCAAGCCTTACTTTGACAGATTTGGATACATTTATCACCCGTCATATACAAGTGTGTTTTGCGACAACGAATTCACAGAGGTCAGTTATGCCCTTGGAAAGGTAAAGTACATTGATCGTGTGATCATACAGCACAGATGGATGGAACAGGGAAAGGATGCTTTGTATCAGAGAAACGAGCATCCTTCAATGTATCAAAAGGATCACATGGTCTATCAGATGCGTAGAAGTGCTGGATTTCCATTCGTGGATAGAACAAAGACAATGAAAGTGGGAACATAATGCCGACTCCAAAAGATGAGATTCTGTACAGCATTCTGATACTTTCCATACCAAATAGAGTGGAGAAGTATCTTATGCCATTGTATAACAAGATGCTGAAGCAAGCAGAAGGTCATCCAGAGGTTGAGATTTTGTGTCTAATCGACAACAAGAGCATGACCATAGGAGAGAAGAGACAGTCTCTCCTAAATTGTGCGCGAGGCAAGTGGATTGGTTTCATGGACGATGATGATGGCATATCCGACAACTACATTGAATCACTCACCGAGGCTATGAAGAATCATCCAGCGGATGTCATTACATTTGATCAGTATTGCTCTGTCAATGGAGAGGAGTTCACAGTGAACTTCGGCATGAGGAATCCACATCAACCTTGGATACCAAGATCAGGCATTGATAAGATACTCAGACCGCCATACCACATGTGCTTCTGGAAATCTGAAATTGCCAAGGAAGCCAAGTTTAAGCCCTCTTCATATGGGGAGGATCTTGCATGGTGTATGGAGATGTATCCAAACATAAGGTCGGAAACTCACATAGATAGAGTGCTTCACCACTACTTGTTCGATGATCGAACTTCGGAGTCTATTCAATATGCAAACAAGTGACCGAAAGAAGATACTCCTAAAGTATCCGACAAGGCAGAGACAACTCAAGTTCTTTTCCAATCTCATCAACTACATTGACATGGCATCTGAAAAGCACGATCTGCTTGTTGTCGTGACCATGGACGATGATGATTCCGAGATGAACAACGATTCCTCTAGGGATGCCTTTGCTCGTCTTGCTGAAGATGGTGTGGAGATTTCATACCACTACGGACCTAGCAATGGCAAGATTGCAGCAATCAACCGTGACATCCCCACAGGAGATTGGGATATTGTCGTATCTACGGCAGATGACATGGAACCCGTGGAAGATGGGTGGGATGATATCATCGTACAAGACATGCTTCGGGGGTTTCCGAATCTTGATGGAGCCTTGAACTATAACAACGACCCCCGCCTTGAGGACAAGGGACCAGATGGATACAAGACATTGATCACTCTTCCCGTGATTGGTAGGAAGTTGTATGATCGTTTTGGTTATATCTACCATCCTGATTACAAGTCAGAGTGGTGTGACAACGAGCAGACCGAGGTCTTTGAATCTCTTGGTGTACTCCGACACATAAACCGTCGCCCCATTGTTCATAAGTGGGCAGAGAATCAGGATGCATTGATGCGTAGAAACATGCAGATTGGGTGGGGTACTGACCGACAGACCTATGTCCGAAGAAAGGCTGCTGTCTTCCAATGAAGAAAGTGGTGTCTGTTTCTTTGTGGGGAACCGATTTGCGATATTTGAGTGGTGCAATAAAGAACGCACATCTATCTGAAAGATATTATCCTGATTGGGAATTTAGAATCTATGCTGAAACTCATCTGCACGATTATTTAAAAGGCATTCCCGCAAAAATACTGCCGCCAATTGTAGAATGGGCTAATGGTAGATTTTGGAGATTTGCTCCAGCATTTGATTGTGATGTGGATGTTATGATCAGCAGAGATTGTGATTCGAGGATCTCGCAACGAGAGGCTTCTTGTGTAAAAGAATGGCTTGCAGGCGACAAGAAGTTTCATGTTATTCGTGATCATGAAAGACATTACGATTTTCCTATACTTGCTGGTATGTGGGGAGTTCGTGATAGACTATCTGAGGAAATTAGAAACTCTATATCAGAGTACTCAAAAGACGCTAATGCCTATTTGGTCGATCAGATATGGTTGTCCAATAAAATATGGTTAGAGTCTTATGCCATGAAAACTGTATTTATTCATGGTTGCAGAGAAAAAACATTAGATGTGAATCTTGGGCTGGATTTTGTTGGGCAGGGCTACGATCAGAATGATCAACCAATTTACAAATAATGAAAAGTATTTGCATATACCACCATCTTGGTTTAGGAGATCACTTTGTCTGTAATGGATTGGTTAGAACAATTGCTGATAGGGACAAAGTAGACTTATTATATCTACCAACAAAAAAGCATAATTTTACAACAGTATCTCAGATGTATTCTGATGATACACGAATTATGTGTTTGCCTGTTGACAACGATGAACAGGTGTATAGACTACCAGAGTTAAACAATATTTCTGCTCTATACCGAGTTGGGTTTGAAAAATGTAGGGTGGCTGATTGGGATATTTCTTTTTATGACAGTATATCTGTTCCTTTTGATGTTAGATGGTCTGGATGGAAGTGCAAAAGGAATTATTGCAGAGAGAAGATGTTGTTGGAAAAACTAGGTCTAGGTATAGATGAACCATATGTCTTACTACACGATACGGGTTCAATTGGTAGATATAATTTAAACATCAATACTACGGATCGGCTTTTACGAATAGAACCAATAACGGATAGTTTGCTTGATTGGTACGGTATTATTGAGAGAGCAAAAGAAGTTTACTGTATTGATAGTTCCGTCATTCATTTAGCACAATCAATACGAAGATCGGGTGTATTTTATGATACACAAAGATCTTTATTCAAATTTACTCTACGGCCTAATTCAAATTGGGGGTATATAAATGATTGAAACTATTTCATTTGGCGACAAGATTTATCCACGATTTCAATCGCAAGGAAATGCGGCTAGATTTGCTATCCCTTATGCAAAAACAGTTTGTATCGGAAGGGGAGTAGATATAGGATGTAGTAAATTGGAATGGGCATTTCCAGAAGCAATACCTATTGATCCGATACTTGATGATCGTTATCATGCTCAATCCTTTCCGTATGACAATCTAGATTATATCTTTTCGTCGCATTGCTTGGAGCATATTCCCAATTGGGTTGGAGTCATGGACTATTGGTACTCCAAATTGAGAAAGGGTGGAGTTTTGTTTTTATATTTGCCAGATTACAGTCAAGAATATTGGAGACCCTGGAATAATAAGAAACATGTGAATATATTCAGTCCATCTATTATTGAAGACTATATGATTCACGCGGGATATCACACAATTTTTAAATCTAATATAGATTTGAACAATTCTTTTATGATAATGGGAGAAAAATGAACAAGGTTGCTGTATTTGGCGATGCGTGTACAGATGTATTTGTATACGGTTCTTCCGATCGTCTTTGTCCTGAGGCTCCTGTTCCTATTTTAATACCACAAAAGATAGAAGAAAATAATGGTATGGCACTTAATGTGGTTAGAAATATTGAAAGCCTTGGAGTCACTTGCGTTTCTGTAACAAACGACAAGTCTTTAATCGTAAAAAAGAGATTCGTAGAGGATTCGATAAATCAAATGCTTTTACGAGTGGATATTGAATCTAAACTCTCACCATTGCAATTTAGTGATATATCTCTTGATGTATTTCAATGCACTTTTGCTGTGGTATCGGACTACAATAAAGGATTCATTGACGAGCAGACTGCCAAAACTATTTCCTCTAGATTTCCAGTATCTTTTTTAGACACAAAAAGGCAATTGGGAGAATGGGCTAATGGCTTCTCATTTATTAAAATAAATGAGTTGGAATACAAAAGAACTCTACCTACCATTACTTCTGATCTTAAAGACAAACTAATTGTAACTCTTGGGCGAAATGGGTGTATGTACAAAGGAGTCATTTATCCCCCACCAAATGTTGCACATACTGTTAATGTATGTGGAGCAGGAGATACTTTCTTGGCAGGATTAATTGTCGAGTATATCAAATCAAACAATATTATAAAAGCAATAGAATATGCTTTGCTTTGTTCTTCGGATGTAGTACAACGCAAGGGAGTAGCAATTCCATTTACAAAGGTAAAGCCATGATGAACAGTAAGAAACTGCAATCCGAGTTTGTGTCAAAGGGGTGGGGCAGTGAGATTATCTTTGCCAACAACGAGAAGTACTGCGGCAAGTTGTTGAATTTTACAACAGGCAAGAAGTTCAGTATGCACTACCATATCCTAAAGGATGAGACATGGTATGTGGCAAAAGGAAGTTTTAATCTATATTGGATCGATCCTGCTTCTGCAAATATACACACAGAAAAACTTGTTGTTGGGGATGTGGTTCGCAATCTACCTGGTTACCCACATCAATTGGAAGCGTTGGAGGATTCGACTATCTTTGAAGTATCATCTCAACACTTTGATTGTGACAGTTATCGTGTTTTGCCTGGAGACAGTCAACTATGAGATATGCTTTTGATATAGACAACACATTAGTCGAAACAGTCAATAACGATTATGAACACTCCGTACCCATTCAATCACGAATTGACACAGTAAATCGTTTATATGATGCGGGTCATACGATTTATCTTTTTACTGCTCGCGGTTCCTCGTCTGGGAAGGATTGGAGACAGTTCACCGAGGAGCAGATGCAATTATTTGGGATAAAGTATCATCGAATTATAACAGGTAAGCCCGATGTTGATTTATTTGTCGATGACAAAGCGATCTCTGTTCAAGAATGGGATAAGATGAATCTATGAAAGTCTATTATTCAACCGAATCTGATTGTTCAAATGGGGTTGTATGGACTAATGGGTGTTATGACATCCTTCATATTGGGCATATTCGTTTGCTTAAAAAATGTCAAACTCTTGCTGAAGAGCAAGGATACAATTTTTTTGTTGGAATTGATTCATCTGAGCGGGTAAAGGAGATGAAAGGTTCTGCTCGCCCCATAAATACCGACGAAGATAGAGCAGAAATGTTGCTATCAATAAAGGGGGTTCAACGAGTTTACATCTACGATACAACAGAAGAACTCACAACAATCATACAAGAACTAACACCAATAGTAATAGTGATTGGAGAAGAATATAAAAGCAAAAAGGTAATTGGTGCTGAGTATGCAAAAGATGTAATTTATTTCAGCAAAATTCATGGGTATTCAACCACTAATATATTGAATAGAAACGGAAACAAATATGGGATTTAAAAATAACAATGCAGAATACTCCAATCGAATGATTCATAATGGATTGGTTGCACAACGGCTAAAGCACATGGTGGATTACTTTGATTTTTCCAAGATCAAAACAATCCTTGATATTGGTTCATGGCATTTAGATCAGAGTTTTGAGTTTATGCATATCTTCCCCAATGCAACTGTGTATGCATTTGAACCAAATCCAGCATCTGCCCGAATGTGTAGAGAAAGAATAGAGGGGCTTTCTTCGGATCACAGATCAAGAATCTATATGAATGAATTGGCGTTAACAAATAAAATTGGAGAAATTCAGTTTTACCCACTAGATGCAACAAAAACGGCATCTACCAATCATGGTATGTCTTCCACTTTAAAGTTAAAAGAAGGAATGAATGGATCGTGGCACAACCAATTATGGATACAAAAAGAGATAACGGTTAAAGCAGACACATTGGATTCTTGGTGTGCTGCAAATAAAATTGTTCCCGATCTGTTGTGGGTTGATGTTCAGGGGGCAGAATATAGTCTATATGAAGGTGGCAAAAATACGATCAAGAATCATGTCGCGGCGATTTTAACAGAAGTTGGTATTGTTCCTTACTATGAAGGTCATACCACCAAGCCGCAGATTGATTATCTGTTGAAAGATGAGTTAGGATTTATTGAACTAGAAGAATCATTTGAAATGGCAGATCCCTATGAGGCGAATACCATTTATATCAACACAAGGAAAACTTTGTAATATGGTGAAGTATATTCTGTCAAGAGCAGAGATTGTGGCATGAGTAGTTCGTCTAAAACAATCTTGCTGAGAGGTTCTATTTCCTTTGATAGAAGACCTATACCTTTTATAAAAGAAAACATACAAAATATACGAAATTGGTTTGATGGTGAATTGGTATTATGTACATGGAAAAATCAATACGAATTATTGGATAAAGAAGTTAACAAGAATATAGACAAAATTATTTTATTAGAAGATCCTGGACCTGGATTTATTCAAGCATATAATCGCCAATTAATTTCTTATCGTGAAGGACTAAACAACTGCTCGGGAGATGTGGTACTGGTTGCTCGCACTGATTTAAATATCACAAAAAATCCATTTTTGGTTTGGGATACTATTCCTCTGAAGAATAATGAGCGAATGAAAATTTTTGATAGACGAGTGATGATTGGGAATATGATGACTATAAAACCAGATAGAACAAGACCGCACAATTACTTTAGAACATCTGATTGGATGCATATTGGACAAAAAAAAGATCTTGAAAAATTGTGTAGTGTTCTACCCACCTCAATAAAATTATATGAAGAAGCATTAAGGACAAAATTAGTACATGGACATAGTTATAACCTGATAGATAACGAATTGGGCGATCCAGGAACAGAACAAATTTGGTTAATCAGTTTGATTCGGCAATATCTTAAAGTGGATATTGACCTTATAAATTATAAAAAGTTTGATTTAGAAACTGCCTGGGATGTAATACTAAACAATTTTTGCGTAAAAAATACAAGGTCTTCGTTGAATGCCTACAATATGAACTGGACATTTCAGCCCGAAGATTTATGGTGCTATCTAACAGAAGACGAGTATAACAACAAGTATACCGAAGTATATGGAAAGTGAGTTGCCTTGTGATAAAGTACAAAGCAATTTTATTTGATCTTGATGGTGTTTTGGTGGATGCGTGTGATTGGCATTTTGAGGCATTAAACCGCGCTCTGCTGTCAATTGGAAAGTCAGCAATCACTAAAGAAAATCATATTGAAAAATATAACGGTCTTCCTACAAGCGTAAAATTAAAAATGCTTGGTCTTAATGAAGAAGAATCTAAAGTTGTGTGGGGTAAAAAGCAGCAATTTACTATGGATACAATAAGAGATACCGCAATGAGAGATAGCGTAAAAATCGAGTTGTTATCTTATTTTTGCTTGAAAAATATAAGAATTGCTTGTGTGACAAACTCTATAAGAAAAACAGCAGAGGCAATGTTAAAATATACAGGTCAATATGATTACATTGATTTGCTTGTCTGCAATGAGGATGTAGAAAGAAATAAGCCATATCCAGATTGTTATAATTATGCAATGGAAAAGTTAAACCTAACCCCGTCTGAATGTATCTGTGTAGAGGATTCTCCCAAAGGAATAGCGGCAGCAGAAGCAGCAAACATCGAAGTTATTTGGAAGGTAAAAAATTCACAACAGGTTGCTCTTAAAAATTATTTGGAGTTTATAGTATGAAAGTTCTCATTCCAATGGCAGGTCTTGGTTCTAGATTTCGTGTTGCAAATTACGATACACCCAAACCCTTAATTTCTCTGAATGGTAAAACTTTAATTGAACACTCTATTGATTCTCTGAACATTGATGGAGATTACATATTCATTACCAGAAAGTTTGATAATCCAGAACACAATGAGATTCTGAGTAAAATCCTTAAAACATTAAAGCCAAACTCTATAGAAATCTGCATTAATTCTCCAACAAGAGGAGCAGTTGAAACTTGTCTGTTTGCTCGTTCGCAGATAAACACCGATGAAGAGTTAGTGATTACTAATTGTGATCAGATATTAAACTGGAACTCTGATTACTATATTAATGAGTCCAGAAAAGATGGTGTAGATGGATCTATTCTGCTATATGATTCAGACGATCCTAAAAATAGTTTTGCAAAAATAGATCAAGATGGATTTGTGGAAGAGATTGTAGAAAAGAAGGCTATAAGCAACGACGCTTTGGTTGGGGTGCATTACTGGAAGCACGGCAAAGATTTTGTACAATCTGCCGAGATGCTTATGAACAATTTTATCTTTATGGGCAAAAAGGAGTGTTATGTCTCCGAAACCTACAACACGATGATTCTAAACGACAAAAGAGTGGTGGGTATTAAGATACCCACCAACGGTTACATACCTCTAGGCACTCCTAAAGATCTTTCTCTGTATCTTGGAAAGTTGAAAGAGTTTTATACAGAAAAGCCAAAGACCATCTTTTGTGATATCGATGGAACTATACTCAAACACGCACATTGCTTCAGCGATTTGAAAGACACCGATCCATTAGTTCTTGATGGTGTGTTGAAGAAGATTAATGAATGGGATTCACAGGGACATAAGATTATTCTATGCACGGCTAGAAAAGAGTCTGCTAGAAAGATGACCGAGGAACATCTTAATAGTCTTGGATTATGTTGGGATATATTATTGATGGGAATGACGAGTGGAAAGCGGGTGTTGATTAACGACAAATTAAATCCGCAAGACAAAGATCGCGCAAATGCGATAAATGTGATAACAGATGCGGGTTTTAACTCAGTAGAATGGAGCAAATACGATTTATGAAAGTTTATCGAATGGAAACCATGAAGGGTGGGTGGTTTATTGGCAATTTTGAACCAACCGCTCACAAGACAAATGATTTTGAAGTATCAGTAAAACTACACCCGCAGGGAGAAAAGTGGGATGTTCACTATCACAAAATAGCAAGAGAAATTAATGCAATTATATCCGGAAACATGACTTTACAGAACACACATCTTCATGCTGGCGACATATTTGTACTTGAGCCAGGAGAAATAGCAGATCCGGTTTTTCATACTGACTGTACTATAGTTTGCGTAAAAACCCCATCTGTACTGAACGACAAATATAGCATTACAATTAAGGAATAATATGAAGATACTCATACCTATGGCGGGAGAGGGAAGTAGATTTGCTAAAGAAGGATATACTTTTCCGAAGCCACTTATAGATGTGGGTGGCAAACCTATGATTCAGGTGGTAGTTGAAAACTTGAATTTTGATGCTGAGTATATCTTTCTGGTTCGCAAAGAGCATATCGAAAAGTATCTCGGACTGCGTACTACACTCGAAAGAATAACAAATGGTCGCTTCAAGATAGTTGAAGTTAATGGGCTAACGGAAGGAGCAGCCTGTACTGCACTTCTCGCCAAAGAATTCATCGATAATGATGAAGACTTACTCATTGCTAATTCAGATCAAGTGCTTGAGTATAGTTCTGAGAATTTTAATATGATGAAGTCTTTGACGCATGTAGATGGGATGATTTTTGCATTTCACGATGTCCATCCTAAATGGTCTTTCGTTAAAACAAATTTATACGGCTTTATCACCGAAATTGCAGAAAAGAATCCAATATCCAATATTGCTACTTGTGGAATCTATTGGTATCGGCGTGGATCTGATTTTGTAAATGCAGCGGAGCGTATGATCAAGAAGAATATTCGCACAAACAATGAGTTTTACATTGCGCCTGTATATAATGAGATGATTGAAGATGGCTGCAAACTGATTCCGTTTTTTGTTCATAAAATGCATGGAATAGGAACACCCGAAGATTTGAATTCCTATTTGACCAGAGGTAAATTATGAAAATAGCATTACTGCTTACAGGACATACAAGAACTTATGCAAATAATTTTGCATCTTTGAAGAAATTTATTCTTGATCAATATGATGTTGACATCTATTGTTGTACTTGGAACAGAACACAGCAATACCATCAGGGTATTGAAATTCCAATACACGAAAAGTATACTGATTTATATTCTAAATGGTTAAAAGGATCGTTAGTATTAGATGTAGACGATCATCTAAAGTCAAAGCCTAATTTGAGTATATTAAACAATTGGGTGGGAAATGAACGAGCAATGTGGCATATTGCTATGGGATGGCACGAAAGATTATATGATCAATGGTATTTGGTAAATAAATGTTTTCAGAGCATACCAAATAAAGAATCATACGATATGTTTTTTCGTTGCCGATTTGACATAGAAATTTTTAATATGACTATTCATAAATATAATGGAATAGTAATACCAAGAGATATGGGAGGATGGGATTTTAGCGATCACATGGCATATGGTGATTTAAATTCTATGAGTAAATATTGCACATTTGTGAATCATATTCAAAATATGCACAATGAATACCAAACAGACATAAGTCACGCTAATATTATGCTAAAATTCTATATTTTAAACTATGGGCAACCTATTGAAACTAAAATAGATGAAAGTATCTCGTACACAATCAGAAAGTAGTTTGTATATCGTAGCCACAACAAATATTAAAATAACCAAATGATCATCATCGCACACCGAGGAAATAGATTTGGACCAAATCCTAGTTTGGAAAACAATCCAAACTACATCAAAGAAACAATTAATGCTGGTTTTCATGTAGAGGTTGATGTGTGGTATAATAAACAAGCCAATAGATTATATCTTGGTCACGATGATCCAAAGTACAAAGTGTCTATTGATTTCTTAAAACATAATAAGATGTGGTGTCATGCTAAGAATAAAGATGCGTTAGAGTACATGATTGAAAACGAAGTGCATTGTTTTTGGCATGAATCGGACAAGTATACAATCACTAGCAAGGGATATTTTTGGTGCTATCCGAATAATTACATCAAAAATGGAGTGACTGTTGATCTGAATTGTACGGTCTCTAATATAGATACTGCTGATATCATGGGTATCTGTACGGATATTGCAGATGATTGGAAAAAACATTACGGAACTATAACAGAAAGAAATTTATAATGTATTCACAAAATGATGAAGAAAAGCACATACTGAATAAATTTGCGACCAAAACAAATGGAACATTTTTGGATGTGGGTGCTTTTGATGGAAGATGGGCAAGCAATACACTTGCATTAGCAGAAAAAGGATGGAACGGAGTATGCATTGAAGGATCTCCATTTTCCTTTAGCAAACTTTTTATGGAGCATTTGAGCCGAACCAATGTGCTGTTGTTGAACGCAATTGTTAGTCACGATCTTGAAATACAAGAATCGGATAGGATAGTGAAGTTTTGGGAGAGTCCCAACAGCGCGGCATCCACGATAAACAAGGAAAATTACGAAAAGTGGAAAGACCGCATACAGAGTTGCGGACATGGCAATTTTAAGGAGATGTTTGTACCTAAAGTCTCTTTCAGAGAAGTACTGAAGTGGACAAAACTCTTTTACCCTTCAATAGATTTTGTTAGCATTGATGTTGAAGGAGGATCTACGGATTTGGCATTGCAGTTCAATCCTGATGATTTTAAAACCACAATGATGTGCATTGAACATGACGGCAGATACACGGAACTAGTTACCCATTTTGCAAGATGGGGGTTCTATCCCGTGTCAAATAATGCAGAAAACATTATTCTTGCAAGAAATCTTTCATAATGTATTCAGTAACCATACAAACATTTGTGCATCGGTTTGATACCTACCTCAAACCGTTAATGCGTTCAATATGCGATATGCGACCGGATATTGATAAGGTCATATTCGTAAATGGACAGCACAAAAAAGATTTTGATCAGACATATCGGAAAGACATAATGAAGTTCGCAGCAGATTGCCCAAGAACTTATCTTATCATGTCTCCTATCTTTCGTGGTTGCTCGTATATGTGGAATACTTGCTTCAACCATACAAGCACTCCATACTGCTTGAATTTGAATGATGATGTTTCTCTCATGGACGGTTTCTTTGATGAATATGAGCAGATGCTTATGCATAATTCTCAACTGAAAGATGAATCTTTTAGAATCAATTTCTCGTTTTCACACTTCTCTTTGTATAGAAACGATTTATTTGATGTGGGTTATTTTGATGAACGACTTCTAGGAGTTGGTGAAGAAGATGGGGATTGGTTGTGGCGTTGGGAAGTTGCAAAAAAGAAATCAATGAGAGTATACCGTTCCAATTGTCTCATTAATCACACAGATACGGCAGAAACAAATGCAGAAAATATGGTAAAGGCTGCGGGAAAATACTCAAAGTTCAATACAGACTGGATTTTTAATCATAAGTATCAACCTGATGCGCCTATTGATCCGAATAAATCTTCAGCAATTTCCATGTATGGTCGCCCAATACAGATGCGTCCTGATGCATCCACTCCCGATTTCTACCCAAACGAAAAGTTCTATCGTGAAAATATTCATCGGCTGTGATGCTTGACTTCAATATCTCTTGAGATATACTTACCTACATGATCGAACTGACCATCCTGCGTGAACTGACACGCAACGACCAGTACTTCCGAAAAGTCCTCCCCTTCCTCAAGGAGGACTATTTCGCTGATAGGGACACCAAGATTATCTTCAGAATGGTGTCTGACTATCTCGACAAGTACAACTCCATGCCCACTCGCGGTGCCTTGGAAATCATCCTTGATGCTAAGACGAATGTCGAGCCAGAGGTGATGAAGCAATGCATTCAGAACCTTGACAAGATGTTCGATGACAGCAAGAGTCCCGATCTTGAGTGGCTCATCGACCACACAGAAAAGTTCTGCAAGGACAAGGCAATCTACAATGCCATCCTTGAGTCGATCCACATCATCGATGGAAAGTCCAAGGACAAGGATGTCGGATCCTTGCCGAAGATGCTTTCCGATGCGCTTGCTGTTTCATTCGATACGCACATCGGTCACGACTACATCGAAGACTATGGAAAGCGATACGAGTTCTACCACAGGGTGGAGAACAAGATTCCATTCGACATTGAGCAGTTCAACACCATCACGAATGGTGGTGTTCCGCGCAAGACCCTCAACATCATCATGGCGGGTACGGGTGTGGGCAAGTCATTGTTCATGTGTCACCATGCATCGGCTTGCCTGACACAGAACCTTGATGTCCTCTACATCACCTGTGAGATGGCAGAGGAACGAATCGCGGAGCGCATCGATGCCAACCTCATGGACATTGCCATGGAGGATCTCAAGAAACTTCCTGCCGACATCTACAACAAGAAGATGCAGCAGATTCGCAAGAAGTACACGGGTAGGCTCATCATCAAGGAGTATCCAACGGCAACTGCCAATGCGAATCATTTCCGTGCATTGCTGAACGATCTGAAGATGAAGAAGAACTTTCAGCCAGACATCATCTTCATCGACTATCTGAACATCTGTGCCTCTGCTCGTCTGAAGATGAATGCATCGGTCAACTCCTATACATTCGTCAAGGCAATTGCTGAGGAACTTCGTGGTCTTGCGGTGGAGTTTGAGGTTCCGATCTTCTCAGCGACTCAGGTCAACCGAGGTGGATTCAACAACACCGATGTGGGGCTTGAGAATACATCCGAATCGTTCGGACTTCCTGCGACTGCCGATCTCATGTTTGCCCTGATCTCCACCGAGGAACTTGAGGAGCAGGGTCAGGTCATGGTCAAGCAGTTGAAGAATCGGTACAATGATGTCTCCCGCAGCAAGAAGTTTGTTGTCGGGATCGATAGGTCGAAGATGAAGTTGCTTGATGTGGACAGCCCAATCGTCGGGGACGAGGGCTTTGGGAAGAGTGAAGATGGTGTTAAGGGCAACGGAAAGGGAAACGGAGTACCTTCCGCGAACGATAAATATGATGACTGGAATTTCGACTGATGTCACTTTTCATCGACAAGAAGTACATAAATCTTCTCTCACCGCGTCTTGATAGATTCGCTTGGAAGAAGCAGGATCTAGCCAACTTCCGATGTCCTCTTTGCGGAGACTCAAAGAAGAACAAGGCAAAGGCGCGTGGATATTTCTACCAAAAGCAAAATGACATGTTCTATAGATGTCATAACTGCGGTGCAAGCCACACGATGTATAAGTTTCTTGAACTCTTTGCACCAGCGATGTGCAAGGAGTACTCCCTTGAACGGTGGAGAAACGGTGAGACGGGGCATTCAAACTACACCAAACCAAAGGAGGAAGAGATGTTCGGGCTTTTCAAGAAGCCTTTTCAGGCAAAAGAGGGTACACCTCTTGACAAACTCAAGAAGGTTTCTGAACTTCCAGACAACCATGTCTGTAGGCAGTTTGTAGAGTTGAGGCAGATACCAAGAAAGCATTGGGACATACTCTACTATTCAAGCGATTTCGCAAAGTGGGCAAGGCTTGTCGATCCCGAGGCAGCGGTGGAGTCCACCCCAAGACTCGTCATTCCCATCTTTGACAAGCACGGCAGCATGGTCGCTGCTCAGGGAAGGGCATTGTCGATTGTGGATGATCGAAATGCACGAAGAACGGCACGATACATCACTCTCAAGGGAGACAAGACCATTGAGAAGTTGTGGTATGGAATGGAGCGGCTGGACTCCGATGGGGATGTCTATGTCTTTGAAGGACCACTCGACTCGCTCTTCATTCCGAATGCAGTTGCAATGATCGGAATCAATGATGGTTCAAACATTCCAAAGCCTTTGTCGGGCAGAAGATTGATCTTTGCGCTAGATAATGAGCCTAGAAACACCGCTGTCGTTTCTCAGTTGAAGAAGCACATCGACCTTGGGCATGAAGTGGTGATATGGGATGGCGGAATCACGCACAAGGACATCAACGACATGGTTGTCGCTGGCATGAGCGTGTCTAGCATACAGAAAGCCATGAAGAGCAGCATATGCAGTGGCGCAGAAGCAAAGTTGAGGTTTGCCCGATGGAAGAAAGTGACGATCTAGAGGACGATGATGCCGAGGAAGCCGAGAAGATAACACAGGCATTTCTTGAGTTCACACACCATTTTCAGGAATATGTCAAGGAAATGAATCCTGAACTTTGGAAGAGAGCGGTTGACTACGCAAAGACATTTACAGAAATCGAAGGCGTGGAGTTTACATATGTTGACAATGCAGGAAACACAGCAGAACACGGAGAGTGAGTCTGGTAAGATAGATGTTTTGGACAAGGGATTTGTTCGATACATCGACCACATGGGAAACGATCTCATGGTGGTCAATGCGGCAAGGGTTTCGTTTGCAAAGGAAGTTTCCGAATTCCGAGAGAAGGAAGATGGAAATCTGATCACCTATCTTGCCAAACACAATCATTGGACGCCGTTCGCGCATCCGCAGATCTGCCTTCACATCAAGGCACCCATTTCGATTCGAACACAACTTTACAAGCATAAGGTTGGATTTGTGGAGAACGAGGTTTCTCGTCGCTATGTCAAGGACGAGCCTGAGGTATACAATCCCAACTGGAGAGGCAAGCCAACAAATGGTGCCAAGCAGGGATCTTCGGATTTCATTCCTTCTGACATCAACCGAAGGCTGATGGATGGAGACTATGGTGTTGCGTCAAATGTGGCTATTGCAACCTATAATAGTTTGTTGGAGCAAGGTGTGGCACCAGAACAGGCCAGATTCGTCCTACCACAGGGAACTTACACCGAATGGTGGTGGACGGGTTCCCTTGCGGGATATGCAAGAGTATGCTCCCTGCGTTCGGATGAACACGCACAATGGGAAGTTAGGGAATACGCAGCAGCCATTGCCAAGATCATCGAACCCCTGTTCCCGTATTCGTGGAAGGCAATCTACAAGTAAACCTAAATACAGGTGTATTGTAGATGAGGATTCCACAGGATGGCAGACAACTTTAGCGGCTTCATTGGCTCAGGAAGCATCTCCAAGGGAAACCTTGGCGATGTTTTCTCGTTGAAGTCGAACCTAAAGGATGTCCCCCGTGGAATAAACTTCAGTGTGGTTTCGGAATCCGAAGTCATACACCCGTTCGTCTATAGAAAAGGCGAAGGCGATCACAGAATCTGTCTCTTCAATGAAGATGTCGGACATGTTGTTCTTATGGGGGATCCCCTCAAGATAGACATGATGTTCTCACTTGTGGAGAGATGCATTCCAAAGGAGAAACCCCTTGAGAAGACTCGGAAAGAAAAGCCTAAAGCGATTACGGAACAAAGTAAAGCAATTGGTGGAATACAGGGTCCAAAGGGGGAAAAAGGTGAGCGCGGAGAACGAGGCTATACTGGCTTTCCTGGAGAAAGAGGTCCAGTTGGGGCGCAGGGACAGCAGGGGGCGCAGGGAGAGCGCGGCGAGAAGGGCGAAAAGGGAGATACTGGCGAACCTGGTCCAAGAGGTGAACGGGGAGAGCAAGGAATCCAAGGAGAGCGCGGAGAGCAAGGACCAAAAGGCGACCAAGGTCAAAAAGGTGAAAAAGGCAACCAAGGAGCGCAGGGAGAGGTCGGTCCTCAAGGAGCGCAAGGAACCCAAGGAGAGCGTGGAGAGCAAGGACCAAGAGGCGAACGCGGAATCAAAGGTCAAAAGGGAGAGAGGGGTCCGCAGGGACTCCAAGGTTCAAAGGGCGAGAAAGGCGAGAGGGGCGAGGTAGGATCGCAAGGACCGAAGGGTGATCGTGGTGAACAGGGAATCCAAGGTCCAAAGGGAGACAAGGGTGACAAGGGAGATGCTGGTGAGGATGCCATCATCGATGTTCAGTATCCACTCGTCTACGACAAGACCAAGAAGATAGTCACGCTCGACAGCAAGAACCTTCTTGATAAGATGGAGAAGGTATTTGCTCCTCTTGCAAACAAGAACTTCGATCTCTCCAAACTAGACTGGCTTGCTGCATCGGGTGGCGGTGTCGGCATAAAGTTGAATGGCAAGTACATTCGATCCACCATCAATGACATAGACTTCCGTGGAAGTGGAGTAACCGTTACACAGGCTGGTGGTGGTGTCATTGTCAACATCACTGGTGGTGGGGGCGGATCGGGTACGGTTCGATTCTACGAGCAGGACAATGCTCCAACGGGAATGTCCGCTGGAGACATGTGGTTCGACACCGATGCTGGTGTTCTGTACCATGCCGTGACCGATGACTCGGGAATCATTTGGGTTGATTTCATCGGCACTGGTGCATTGAACGCAGTTTACAACACAACTGCCGTCACAGGAAATACCTATTATGCCACAGGAAATGATTATTACATTGGTGTTAGTTACAATGGTCCTGTGACCGTCATACTTCCGTACAACATCGTCAATGGCAAGGAAATGGTTGTGAAGGACGAGAGCGGTCATGCTGGCGATGGAGTCCACAGGCAGATCACCATACAGGGATCCTGTGGTGCAATGATAGACAACAAGAGCAGTGCTGTGCTGAACCTGAACAACGGAGCCATTCAGATGATCTACAGGAATGGATGGAGAATCATATGAGTTATCTTTTCAACAACGAGGTTGGGTTTGTTGGCAATGCCGTGGATGGTTTCAACCGCCTCAAGGTTTCTCAACCATTCACCCTGTTTGACAGTCAGCACAGATATCAGATGAACGACAAGTGGGACACATTCGGTGTCACTGGTGGAACTGCGACATTTGCCATAAACGAGAGTGCCGTCCACATGGTAGTAGGAGTTACGGCAGGAAGCAAGGTAACTCGGGAAACCAAGAGAGTATTTGCATATCAACCAGGAAAATCCCTTTTGATAATCAACACATTCGCAATGAATACGCCAAAGGATGGGCTGTTGCAGCGAGTTGGATATTTTGGAATCTCTGGTGGTGCTACATTCGGTGTTCCCGCAAACGGAGTCTATCTACAACAGGATGGGTTGACCCTATCCATATGCCTTGCGAGTCAGTCGTTGAATACAATCACGAAGATCGAACAGTCTTCATGGAACGGAGATAAGTTCGATGGAAGTGGTGCTTCTGGAAGAACATTCGATGTCACCAAGGGAAACATCTTCTGGACTGACATAGAATGGCTTGGTGTTGGAGATGTCAGGACTGGCTTCTTTGTGGATGGCAGACCAGTCATAGCGCATACATTTCACAATGACAATGTTCACCCAACGACATACATGACAACAGCAGTTCTTCCATGTCGATATGAACTTGAGAATAAGACTGCCCAAGCAAGTGGAAGCACAATGCATCAGATATGCTCAACGGTCATGAGCGAAGGTGGATATGAAGGATTCAGCAGAAGATACAATATCACCAAATCTGATTCAACTCTAGCCACACTCACCACAGCAGGAGTTCAATATCCCATTATTGCACTTCGATTGAATTCACAAAGGTTGGATAGTGTCATTATTCCATCCAACATATCTGCTGTTGTTGAGCCAGGACAAAACAACAAGCCGCAAACTGTGCAATATAGAATTCTGTTGAATCCAACCCTAACAGGAAATACATGGACAACTCATTTCAACGGAAATGTCGATTACAACATAACTGCCACAGCAGTCTCCGGTGGAACCGACATCATCGGTGGCTACATCAGTAGCAGTGGATCATTGGATATTTCCAACATCAATGACTTTAACTTCCAACTCGGAAGAACACAGACGGGGATCAGCGATACTTTTGTATTGACTATGACTCCACTAGTGGATGGAACTGAAATAACCGCAGATCTCTCATGGTTTGAACTAGTCTAAAATGTCTATAAATTTCCCAAACAGCCCCTCCCTGAATCAGACCTATGTGTTCGGAAACATCACATGGGCATGGAATGGCTCTGCTTGGGACAAGGTTTCGACAGCCACGGGATACCTCGGGGCAACTGGACCGCAAGGACCAACAGGTGCTACAGGAGCAACTGGTGCCACAGGTGCTACAGGATCAATGCCAGCGATTCTTGATGGTGGTGTATTCTAGAAGAAATAAATATGTAAATAAGGGATAAAAATGGCAGATACTACCATCAAAATCAAGAGAGGCTTAACTGCGGGGGTTGTTCCCTCTGGACTCACATACGGCGAACTTGCCGTGAATGTGGCAGATGCCATTCTATATGTTGGTGGTACAACTGGAGAAACCATACAAATAGTGGGTGGCGGTGGCGGTTCTGGTGGTTCTGGTTCTACAGGTGCCACTGGCGCAACTGGTGCCACAGGTGCTACAGGTCCAACAGGAGCAACGGGAGCCACTGGTCCAACAGGTGCCATTCCAACCGATTATGTAATTTCGTTCAATGGTCTTACTGGTGCAATAGGGATCACCGCAGGAAGCAATGTAACGATCACACAGAGTGGAAATACATTCACCATTTCCTCAAGTGGAAGTGGTGGTCCTGGTGCCACGGGTGCCACGGGTGCTACTGGTGCCACGGGTGCTACTGGTGCCACGGGTGCAACTGGTGAGATTGGACCACAAGGACCAACAGGTGCCACTGGTGCCACAGGTGCTACTGGTGCCACAGGTGCTACTGGTGCTACTGGTGCCACGGGTGCAACTGGTGAGATTGGACCACAAGGACCAACAGGTGCCACTGGTGCCACAGGTGCTACTGGTGCTACTGGTGCAACTGGTGAGATTGGACCACAAGGACCAACAGGTGCCACTGGTGCCACAGGTGCTACTGGTGCTACTGGTGCCACGGGTGCAACTGGTGAGATTGGACCACAAGGACCAACAGGTGCCACTGGTGCCACAGGTGCTACTGGTGCTACTGGTGCAACTGGTGCTATCCCAACAGATTATGTCATATCCGTGAACGGACAGACAGGTGCAGTCGCGAATGTTGCCAGGACAAATGAAGGAAATACTTTCTCCGTTGTTCAGGTGATGAATGCTGGCATCACATCCGCTGGTCTGTATGTGACGAGTGGATCTACATTCGATTCAACGATTGCGGCCACATCAGCGACAAACACCGTTGATATAATTGCTTCTACAGATGGTGCTGGTTTACGCATCGCACAGGCAACATCTGGTGCAGGAAGTCGAATTGGTGGCATAAGGTTTGGGCGCGCATCCACTGCTTCATTTAATTCATATCTTGAGAATGTATCTGGTGTGTTAACTGTGTACAATGGAACATCGAACACAGGTACAAACCTTTTCAATCTCAGCACCTCACAGGCAAACTTCGGTGTTCCAGTTGGTGGAACGACATTCGATGGTGTGGTTGTCGCAAATGCTGGTTTGACAGCAACTGTTGCAAATGTCACACAGACAATCAATGTACCATTTCAATCAGTCGGCAATACCGCACAAAGAGTGAACATCGGTGTCTATGGAACAATGTCTGAGACATCATCCTCCGCAGCATTCATCATTGGAAATGCAATTGCGGCATCCAAGCAATCGGCACAGAAGGTGGAGAAGACATCGTTTGATGAAGGTCAGTTCATCAGGATGCGCTATAATGTCGGCATGTCGTTCCATACTGGAGTGACTGGCAATGCAAACACGGAATATCCGGAAACCGTGAACACAAGAATGGTTGTGGATCTCAATGGAAATGTCGGAATAAACACGACTGCTCCATCTTCCAAGTTGGATGTAGTCGGTGGCATCTCTGGCAGCAATCTCTACATCTCTGGTGGTTCCACATTCATCGGAAACATCTTTGCCCCGAACATCGTGAACTCGGTGAATGGCTTGACTGGTGCGGTTGGAATCGTTGCTGGAACAAATGTGACGATTACTCCAAGCGGAAACACGCTGACAATATCCGCAAGTAGCGGTGGTAGCGGAGGTGGTGCGGCTGGATCAACGATCACCACGATAGACTTCTCGCAGTTGGTCAATCAAATCGAACTTGTCATATATGGAGTTGGTGGAGATTTTGCGTCTTCGTTGCAGAATATAGAGCAGTATGGTGTTGAGAACACTACTGTTACTGTGGATACTGGATCTTCGAATTACACAACATGTGCGTTGGAAAGCATTGAATCGTTTAACGACGACACCAATGGTTGGTCTGCTAGGATTGTGATAAAGCCACCGTTTGTCGGTGGAACAAGCACAACAGCGGAAGGTGTGATTGGGGAGACAGTAAGCACCGTTTATGTTAATAATTCTGTTGTTGATGATTATTGGAATGGCATTCAATCGATTCGCCTCCTGCACAAGGAAGAGACATATGCAGTCAAGACCATAACTGGTCAGTCGTGGGTCGCAGCAGATACCTTCATAACATGCAAGGTTCTTGGATTGACCTCCGACGATCATGACGCAGAGGATGCAATCCTTGAGGGTGTTCGGTTTGAGATAAATAACATAGTCGCTGCGACTGGATTCGACCTCATCGGTCATGCTCCAGAGGGTACTTACGGAAAATACAAGATAGAGTGTTTAGGATTCTAAAGGAGAAACAATGGGCGTTCAAATCAAAGGTGGAAATAATACGGCTGGTCTTGCAAATGTGAGTTCGACATACGAGTTGCAAGTAGTGACTCCACAGGTTGAGGAAAATGCAGGATTTGTCCAGTTGAGTACGGAAGTGGATCCTGGCGATGTGTTGGGAACTCGCACCGTGATTCCTCCTGAATGTTCCGATGACTATCGTCTTCGTGTCGGTATTGACCAGACAATGTTCAATACAACCTTTGAAGGAACCGTCATTCTCACGACCACATGGTCGCAGTTGCTCACCACAATGACAACCGCACAAGCCAGCGGATTCATGGTTCTAAACAACGGTACATCGACCACATCAGGACATGCCGCTTATGTTCGTTCACATAGACATTTCTCGACATTCGGAACCTATCCCACCTATGTGGACATGTGGATTCGCGAGACGAATCACACTTCCACGAACTCCGTCAGCGAATGGGGATTGCTGTATCTTACGGCACAAGCCACAGCGCAACCCATCGACGGTATTTTCTTCCGTCGTATTGCGGGTGGCACCCTGAAGGCAATTGTCACGAATAACTCTACAGATGTTGCTGATGTCACCATCACCACGACAAATGTTCCTGCGCGTGACGGTGTTGGTACATTTGATCCAACCGAATCCAATCACTATCTGATTGTATTCCACAATGATATAGTCCGCTTCTGGATTAATGATGTGCTTGTTGCCGAGATCCCATGCCCCGCTGCACAGGCACAGTTCTCTGCATCATCTGGAAATCCTGTTGGATTCCGTGTGGTCAACACTGGTACCGCATCCGCTGCTCGTCAACTTTCGGTTGGTTATGTGAATGTTGGATTTGGTGATCAGAATACAAACAAGCCTTGGGCGCATGTTCTGTGTGGTTTGGGCAACGGAGCATATCAGTTCGCAAATGGCAATACGCCAGGACCAACAGTGACCCGCGCTGGTGCCACATATGGACACCCTGCAAGTGCAACTGCTCGTACTGCTGGTACATGGACCGCAACATCTGCTCCTGCTCTCAATAACCTTGGTGGTCTATGGACATCTCCTGCGATATCCACACTTACTTCAGACGCTGACTATCCAGTGTTTGCATTTCAGAATCCAACAGGAACTGCCACACTTCCTGGAAAAACTTTATACATCACAGGTATTCGTGTTGGAGAAGCATATGTTTCCGCTGCGGCTTCAACCAACTCTATTTTACTATCATACATTGTGATGGTTGGCAGCAGTGCGGTTGCCACAAGTACAGCAGATGCTGCAACAACTGTTTCGGGAAAATCCATCACGGTGGGCGGACATGGGTTTTTAGCAACTGAAGCAACAGGAAGTTATAAGCCTGGATTCGAAGTGCAATTTAATTCGCCATTGATGGTTCCGGCAGGACACTACTTCCACTTTGTCGTGCGTCCATTTGGAACCGTGACATCCAACACTCTTGTGGTCACAAGCAGCCTCGCAGTAAACGGATATTTTGAATAATGGCACTCATACAAATCGTACAAACTCCACACGGTGTTCCTGCGCTATACTGGAAACTTGCTTCCGTCACTTTCAACATGAATGGTTCCTGTGCCATCAGGATGGATGGGTATTATGATGAATCTGCCCGTCAACAGGAGTGCGAGGTGTTGCGGCAGATTACATACACAGTGCAACCCACAGATATGCCAACAGTTTTCCCATCGGGATTTACCATTGCTGATGCATATGCGTATGTAAAGACTCAAGTTGAGTTTTCTTTTGCTGCTGTTGATGTACTCTGATTGGAAGGAACTATAAGATGGGCGTAAAGATTACAAGCGGAAACAGTTCGATTGACTTGGTGGATTTGGATTCATATCACCAACTCAAGGTGGTGACACCCCAAGACGGAGTGACTGCTGGATTTGCTAGTTTGAGTGCAGAAATAGATCCTGGTAGCATTCTCGGTTCGCGTAGTTTAAAAGCCATTGAGTCTTCTGATGATTACCGCGTTCGTGTGGGAACCGACCAAACTGTCTTCAATGCGACATTCGAAGGAACCACAATACTCAGTACACATTTCAGTACTGCCACAACAACTACTGGTGCTGTACAGGCTAACGGATTTCTTACGGTCAATTCTGCTGCGGCTGCTTCGATGATACAAAGCGGTGCTGCTGCATATGTCAGAACATGGAGAACTTTTCCTACATTCGGAACCTATCCTCTCTATGTGGATATGTGGATTTCCGAAGGTGGACCTCTAGCGGTGAATGCAATAAGCGAATGGGGATTGTTATATCTTACGACACAAGCCACACAACAACCGCTTGATGGAATCTTTTTCAGACGCATTTCGGGTGGTCAACTGAAGGGCATCATCACAAGCAACACAATTGATATTACAGAAATAACATTAGACACACGCAATGTTCCTTCCCGAGATGGTTACGGCTCGTATGAGCCAGTAGAAATGAACCACTACCTCATCACGGTTGACAACAATATTGTGAACTTCTGGATCAATGATGTACTCGTAGGAAGCATTCGATGTCCATCATCGCAGTCACAGTTTGCCAGTGCATCGGCTTTGCCTGTCGGATTCCGAGTGGTGAATATAGCAGTTGCATCGGCTGCTCGACAAATCAATGTCGGTTGTGTGAATGTTGGCTTTGGTGATCAGAACACAGATAAGCCTTGGTCAGATACAATGGTAGGAAGCGGTGCTGGAGCATACCAACTACAGATTGGAAACACGCCAGGACCAACGGTGACTCGCGCTTCTGCTTCCACGGGACACCCTGCAAGTGGAACCGCTCGTACCGCTGGTACATGGACTGCCACATCTGCTCCAGCATTGAACAACTTGGGTGGGTTGTGGACATCTCCTGCCATCTCCACCCTGACATCCAGTGCGGACTATCCAGTGTTTGCATTTCAGAATCCAGCAGGATCCGCTACGCGACCAGGCAAAACCCTATACATCACGGGTGTTCGCATTGGAGACACAGTTCCATCCGTCGTAGCAGCAACCAATCCCATCTTCATATCATATATTGTGATGGTTGGTGGCAGTGCTGCCGCAACCAATACGGGAGATGCGGCAACGACCGTTTCTGGCAAATCCATTGTAATCGGTGGTCATGGGTTTATATCAACTGAAGCGGTTGGTAGCCACAAACCAGGATTTGAAATGAATTTTACATCTCCGCTCATGGTTCCTGCGGGACACTTCATCAGTTTGATAGTGCGTCCATTTGGAACCGTGACTGGCAACACGATGGTGTTGCGCGGAAGCGTTTTTTTCAATGGATATTTTGAGTGACGCTATAATAATCAAACACAACAAGCGTTTGAAGTATCCTAAAAAACAATCCATAAAGCAATATTTTAGTATGCTTGAATCCAAGTGGATTCGGTGTACGATATCCATCGCTCAACGCTAAATAGACATATCGGAGATTATATATAAATGAGATAAACCCCCGATATGGAGTTGATGAATGGAACCGACATATAAAGGATCATCTTGGTTGAACAGAGAAGTTGGCAACTACACAATCATTGGTATCGGAGATAAAATAAAATATCCAAGTCAGAAAGATCCGACTCAGATGTGGAAAGTTAGATGCAAGTGTGGGAAAGAAAAACAGATCAGCAAGTGGCATTTGATCTACGGAAATATTGCAGGATGCTCGGATTGCATCGGTGAGAGAAATAGATTTGAAAAAAGTCCAAATTGGAATTCCAGTGCAAAGAATGTTACTGGAATGTATTTTGCGAAGATTAAAAAGTGTGCTGAAAAGCGTAATATCCCCTTTGAACTCTCCAGAGAAGAACTTGATTCAATATTTCAAAAACAGAATGGTCTATGTCGATACACCAAGATGGAACTTTTATTTGAATCTCATGGATGCAAAGGTACAGCGTCTCTTGATCGGATAGATAGTTCTCTCGGGTACACCAAAGACAATGTTCAATGGGTTCATAAGGATGTGAACACGATCAAATGGGATCTTTCACATGATCAGTTTGTAAAACTTTGTAAGACTATAACGGAGAATTTTGAATGAGTGACAAGAAAACCCTTCCTACTTCCTACCAACACTTTATTTTTATCTCTAGGTACTCAAGATGGCTAGAAAAGGAGGGTAGGCGAGAGACATGGGAAGAGACTGTGGAACGCTACTTCAAGTTCTTCGATGAACATCTTGCGAACAATAGGAAATACAACCTTGATCCTGCGCTTCGTCAGGAACTCAAGACCGCTGTCCTCAACCTTGAGATCATGCCTTCCATGCGTTCTCTCATGACCGCAGGAGAAGCACTCAAGCGAGACAATACCGCTGGCTACAACTGTTCATATGTTGCCGTAAACCGTGTCCGTGCATTCGATGAGATCCTCTACATATTGATGTGCGGCACAGGCGTAGGCTTTTCTGTGGAGAGGCAATATGTCGAGAAACTTCCTACAATCGCTGAAGCATTCACTGACTCTGATACCACGATTGTGGTGCAGGATTCGAAGGCGGGTTGGGCAAAGGCTTTCAGGGAACTCGTCTCTCTTCTTATTGGAGGTCAAGTACCCCAATGGGATCTGTCAAAGATTCGTCCTGCGGGAGCAAGACTTAAGACTTTTGGAGGTCGCGCGAGTGGACCAAAGCCATTGGAGGATCTGTTTAGATTCACCGTTGACACCTTTAGAAGAGCAGCAGGGCGGAAACTCACTAGCATCGAATGCCATGATATCGTCTGCAAGGTTGCGGAGATTGTCGTCGTCGGAGGAGTACGACGCTCTGCTCTTATCTCGCTTTCAAACCTGACTGACGAGAGAATGCGCGATGCAAAGACAGGTGCATGGTGGAACGACAATCCACAACGCGCACTTGCAAACAACTCAGTTGCATACAAGGAGAAGCCCGAGATCGGCGTGTTCATGGACGAGTGGGTTTCCCTCTACAAGTCCAAGAGCGGAGAGCGTGGAATCTTCAATCGTGCGGCAGCACAAAAGACCGTTGCGAAGTTGGGTGATCGTCGCGATCCAAACTACGAGTTTGGAACGAATCCATGCAGCGAGATCATCCTTCGTGATTGCGAGTTCTGCAACCTCACGGAAGTCGTTGTTCGCCCTGAAGACACTTACGAATCACTCCGTCGCAAGGTTAAACTTGCATCTATTCTGGGAACATGGCAAGCATCGCTGACTCATTTCCCATACCTCTCATCGTCATGGCAGAGGAACTGCGAGGAGGAGGCACTCCTTGGTGTATCGCTCACAGGCATCCTTGACAACAAGATGATGCGTGGTGAGGATGGTTCACTGGAAAACATCCTCACGGGTTTGAGAGTTGAAGCAGAAGAGACAAACAAGGCTTGGGCAGCAAACATTGGAATCAATCCTGCTGCGGCAATCACATGCGTCAAGCCGAGTGGAACTGTGTCTCAGTTGACCGATTCGGCATCGGGTATCCATCCTCGCCACAACGAGTACTACATCCGTACCGTTCGTGCGGATCGCAAGGATCCACTATGTCAGATGATGATCGACATGGGATTCCCCGCAGAGCCTTGTGTGATGAAGCCAGACCACACGATGGTCTTCTCGTTCCCAATGAAGGCAGAGGGTTCCGTGACACGCAACGACCTGACTGCAATCGAACATCTTCAGTTGTGGCTTGAGTATCAGCGTCATTGGTGCGAACACAAGCCATCAATCACCATCACCGTGCGCGAGCATGAGTGGATGGAGGTCGGCGCATTCGTCTATCGACACTTCGATGAGATCAGCGGCATTTCCTTCTTGCCCATGGACTTGGGTACATACCGACAGGCTCCTTATCAAGATTGCACTAAGGCTCAATATGAAGACCTTCTTGCAAAGATGCCAACGGGCGTTGATTGGGCAACATTAAAGCAGTATGAGAAACAGGATAATACTGCTAGTTCTCAATCATTCGCTTGTTCGGCTGGATCGTGTGAATTGGTAGATATAACATCCGATTCCGACAAGACCGCATTTCCCACACAGAGATAAATATGTTTATACATATCTGTGTGGGAGGATAGTAAATGCGTAAAATAAGAACTTGTTGGGAAGAGAAAAAGCCTCTGTGCTTGTATAAAGGCGAAAGTCTTCTGAATAAGCAGATAAATGATTGGAAAATTCTTGGATACCATTCAACCAAAGAAAAACCCAGTGGGTCGAGGGTAGATTGGTTGTGTCAATGTATGAATTGTGGCATGGAAAAACCTATTCCAATGTACAATGTAATTTCTGGCAGAAGTAAAATGTGCTTTTTGTGTGCAAATAAAGATAGGCATGGAGAAAAAAATCACAATTGGAAGGGTACAGGGTGTATACCATCTAGTGTAATAACATCCATAAAAAATAGTGCTAAGTGTCGAAACATACCAATGGAAGTTACTCCTGAATATTTGAATACAATATGGGACGAGCAAAAACATAAATGTGCTTTGACTGGACTGGATTTGATTATGAAAGCAAAATCGAAAACCGATACACCTTGGTCAAATACAGCGTCTTTGGACAGAAAAAACTCATCCGTTGGTTATGTGATTGGAAATGTTCGATGGGTTCATCCAGTCATCAATATGATGAAAAATCATTTTAGCGACGAAACATTTATTTCTATGTGTAATAGAGTTACAAGTTGGGTTGCTTGCTCTGGTGACAAGTGTGAAATCGTGGATCTTACAAACTAACAAAGGGAGAGACAATGTCAATAGCAGACAAACTCGCAAAACTACTCAATGATTGGGGAAAGACCCTGTCCATCTATGACCTGAATAAGGACAACATCGTGGATGCAACGGATCTTTCCATGCTTCTATCGGGATATGATCCCGAGGTCATCGACCCCGATCCAATTGGAACACCAGATGATCCTGGGTACGATGCAACGGCAGTTGCTCGTTGGACATGTGTGCCATTCAGGGAGATCAAGCAGACCGCGAAGATCGGTGTTGCCGCATTCCACATGAATGGAATCGACAGGGTCGAGTTCTCCGTGAACAAGGGAGCATGGCAAGTAGTTCGTGAGCCAGCACTCAACACCGACAATGGAGTCGTGGAGTACTTCATTGAAATCGATCCATCGCAGCACGAAGACGGAACCGTGGAGATCTACGCGGTTGCCTATCCAAGAATAGGCATTCCACGGGTTCTACAAGGAAACTTCAACAACTCCTTTGTTGGTGGAGAGAACTCCCTAAAGATTCGCAATGGAATCCATTCGATGTTCGTCGTGTGCAACGCAAACGGGACATTGAAGAATTGGGATGTATATGCATCTCCCGTTGGAAACGACGATACTGGCGACGGAACCAAGGCAAATCCATACAAGACGATTGCAGGAGCCTTGAGCGCACAGACCGCAATTCATGGCGACTGCGATGGACTCACCCTCTATCTTGAGGAGGGAGACTACGACTATGTCGGACCAAAGTTCCCCAAGAAGGTCGTGACGAAGAACAGATATGCCACCGTCTGCTCTGCTCCTGGCACGAACCGCGAGAATGTCCGCATCGTCATGGCAACAACAGGTGGGTTGGCAACCAAGTTCATCTGCATGAGAAATCTCCTGTTCGTTGGAAATGTCAAGATGCGTACCCCGAACATGGATTCGTTTGCATGGATCGATGGGTGCAAGGCAACGGCAGCAAGCCATGAGATCGGTGGTGGATTCGCATCGGGTGCATGGTCGATGGTTGCATTCACCAACTGCGAGGCTTACAATGTCAGGGATTGCTTCAGGAGCGGAAACCTTGCGGTGAACTGCTCTGGCAGAAAGTTCAGCGATACGCCACTTGGTCAGGACTGCGTCGTGATCAACTGCTCGTTCGATGAATTCATCCGCAACTCAAACGGAGATCATGCGGATGTGTTCCACTGGTTCTACACGAAGCCTGGATATCGCGAGAACAGGCTGATCTATGGACTTGATGTGAGGAACTTCTCGTTGCAGGGTTGGCAAGTGAATCCCATACGCGGCGGTGGGCAGCAACTCGACAATGTCGCTCTTGTCGATGTGAGGATCAGCAAGGACATCTCCAATGTCGCTGGTTCGTGGTGGTACATGGACACCAACCATCTGTACATGAAGAATGTCAACCTTGTCGATCAGACCTTGCGTTGGAAGGTGCATGGTCAGGATGAGGATGGAAAGATGGTTCTTCGGAATGTCGTGCTTGAGGATTCCAACTTCAGATCGATGACATGGCTTCCAGCGGAAGTCATCTTGAAGAACACCACCATCGGGTGATACATATTCACAGATTCCCTTGAGATAGCATCTCTTGGCCGACAACCTCCAGAAATGGGGGTTGTTTCTTTTACGGATTCTCCAGAGTCTTGTACTTTATGTGGAGTATCGGCAGATGAGACACATTCTCAATTGTTATTGAGGTCAATTCATCTTGATTTTCTGGTGTTATGTCTCTGCTCAACTCAAGATACTGATACTCTGTCCCATTGGTAGCACCAAATTTGGTGTTTGATGGAGTGTCCGATTCTATTCCATCCTGCACAGAAAGAACCTTGTATATTCCATCATTTGAGGAAGAACCAATTATGCGAATATATGAACCAGCCGCTATGTCAAGGTTATTGGATCCTCCAAACAATCTTTTAGTTATCGATGAGTTCACTCTAAAAGCAAGTAGGTTCTTTGTTCCGACATTTGCAGGAACCTTCAAGCGAAGTGCCATTTTTTGATTTGGATTAATCTTGGGTTTTCCAACACCAGATGTCTCAGGTCCACCACACAATGTTGTCTTTGCCGGATTTCCAGTATGGAAGTATGGGTTGTCATTGAGTATGCCGCTGAATAAAGCAGAGGGATTTAGCGTGGTTGAAAGAATAAAACCACCAAATCCTAAACTGCTGTTATAAGAGAAAGAATATGATTGAGATGTACAAGACACAATATTTGGTATTGTGAGATCTGAAGGTAAACTTTTTGATGCTGTGGTTATTTCACCATATTCATTGACCGTGAGGGTGACTCCAGAAGTAGCGGACAAAGAAACCAGTGTGCTTATGAAATTGTTCATAGCCGCCGTTCTGGTAGAGGACCCATTTAGCAATATGGTTGCAGTATTTCCACTACTTGAGGTAAACCTAAAATCTTGTATTGCGGCAAAATCAAAGGCGGCTGCATCTGCATTGACATACAGGTGGTGTGGATGCTTTCTAAAGGATATTACGGTTGTTGATAATGGTGCTACTGAAGATGGACTTTCCTTGCTGTTGAAAGCAATGTAGGAATTGCTCTTGTAGAACTCATCAAGCACCCCGGGGGTGTCGTTTCCATAGATGGTCTTGAACTCTCCATGCTCCACCGAAGGATCGCATTGACCATGCATGATGAGGCTCATTGTCTGACCAGCATTTGCCTTGCCAAGTTGCATGAAGTCCTTGACCTGTGTGGTGACATTCAAATCGTTTCTTGAGCCAATGCCTGTCTCTTGCAGGGTGTAGTTCCTGTTCGCAAACTGTTCCGATATGATGAATACTCCACCACCAGACGATCCGTCGATCTCGTCTTGAGTGGATGGGCCGATCTCATCATTGTTTTCGGGATTGCTATATGAAGGTATATTACCCATTATGTTTGGTATTTTGAGAATATTGTCATCTGGGTAGATTCCATCCCCACTATGCCCATCAAATCCATTCTTTGTCATCCAAGTGACATTTTCGGTCAAGTCCGTTGTGGATAGATTTATGGTTATGGGGTGGTTTGGAATCGGTGGTGGGTTAGGTATTATTCCATCCACTGGTGCTGGTATCCAAAATTCAGCCAATCTGTTTTCAAGTTCTTCAATTGTTGTATTAACAGTGATGGGTGGTATTGAATATGGTAGTCGTGTTCCAATTTCGCTTGGAATTGGTGTCCCATCCCACGCTGTTATACCCTCTTTGATCGTAAAATCTCCATTTTCATAATCTACAAATAATCTAGGATAGATCGCCGCATTTCTCATCAGTGAAAATATCTCCCCTTGTTCCGGAGTGGGGAAGGTTTGACCCTCAAGGGCTGGTGGGTATCCTGCTAGTAGGGGCCAATTTATTCTTGCAAGTTCGCTGTTAGTTCTAGGTCTATACAAAGGATCATTGTTGATTAGATATGTGCTGGTTTCTGCGTATGGATACTTTATCGCGCCGTTGGCATCCCGATCTGGCTGATATAAATTTGGAGCAATATTGTTGTGCCAATTTGGTAATCCATCATTATTCAAATAATTGTGCGAGAAATATGTGTAAAATTCACCAGATGGTCCACGAAATTTGTTTGCAATATCAATGAACTCCTGCGGCATAGTGACACTAGAATTTCCAACAAACACATTATATGAGTTTCCACTTGCCGGTGATGCAGTTTGTACATCCATCCAATCCGACAAATACATCATAACATTGTTTCGGAAAATATATTTTGTGGTATCCCACCAAAGCCAGTCTGCCGGTCCATTGAGTTGGTAAACCTTGGGTTTTCCTTCCGTATTATTGATGCCAAATGTATTATTTTTGCATATTAAGCCGGTGGGTGAATCTGTATTTCTAAAGGCGTTTGAGAATCCCGACCGCGCAACCATATTATTGATAAATTTGCATGGAACAGAGCCTGGTGTAGCATCAAGAAAGTTAAGTGCCAAACCAATAAGACTTGGTGTGTGAAAATAGCAGTCTCGCACCTCAACATCGCTTGAATTTTCATAAATCGCAAGAGCATCTCCATGTGCCACTCGTCCAATAGTGTACACTTTGTTTGCAATTGCTCTAACTCCCTTGGAGTTGGATAAGTAAAGTGCAGCACCCCTCCTATGATTTATTGATATATTGTTGTAGAATAATGCTGGTTGATTAAAAGGCCAGGTAGGATGACCCATGTTATCCATGCGCCTTGATATTGTAAAAGCGCGATCATCACCCCTCAATCCCAAATTGTTGGATGCTTCGACTTTTCCATAGCCATCAAGAAGAATACAAGCCTCGTTCAATGTATCGGAGATAAGATTACAACTCAATTTTACATTTACTGGTCCTTTGGAATTCTCAGCAACGGAAGCGTTATTATTAACAATGGCTGGTCTCGCACCCACCATACAAAAACCCACCACATTAACATTTTTTGTAAAGTTTACATTATTTGATCCTTCTGGATTGGTAATAACCATAGAACCACTAGTGCTGTGTTGTTTTATCAAAAATGCATGCATATTCGTCTCAGACGAAAAAACTTTTGGACTGCTGGTTTCAAAACCTGTAGGAGGCTTTACATAAAGTTTACCGTCTTCGAATGCGTATTGACTTGGTCGGTTTATGAATCTTCTGTTGATGAATGCGATGGTATTGGTCGGGTGAGCCACTGTACCAGGCCGTGTATTTTGTATTCCATTCCACCAGATTTCATCTCCAAACCATGTTGCGGGTTTTTCCACCGTAAACCTACCATTTTCAGCATCCATACTAAGAATTCTTGTGATATGAACATTGCTGTTTCCACCCACAAAAGCCACGGAGGAATCTGCCCAACAAATACCGGGGAAATCATCATTCATTTCCACCAAGATATCTTTCAAAAATTTTGGTGGAATGGTTGTATTCTGAAGCCAGTATGTGTTTCCATTTGGACCTGGAAGCAGTTCGTCTCGTTGACGAACTACTGCACCTGTTATACCTGGCCCAATGGAAACAAAATCATATGTCAATCCCAATCCGAAACGATTATTATCATATCGATTCCAAGTCCATTGCGCTACATTTGCCGTCCAATTTGCCTCTTCCCACGGATTATTAGGATCCTCGACTTCTGGTGGGGCATATTTGTATATCGCTGGATATGCATTTGTATCATTTGCCGCAAATTTTGGGAGTTGTGATGTATCGGCAAAAGTTACTACGGCTTCAATTGGGTTTCTTCTTGGTGGCGGAAAAAATTGAATTTGGTTGGAGGGTGTACCTGCCGTGACACCAGGTTGTGTGACATACTGACCGTAAATAATGTCCTGTGGTATATTTATAGATCCAATGCCTGGAATGCCTGAACTAGAGCGTGATGCATTGAGGAATACTACTTTAGTATCGTTTGTAAGAGCATCCACCTCATAAACATGATGTTCTGTTTGATACGGATCATTCTGTCCTGGGAACAGAGTGCCTGTTTTTTCGCAGTTAATTAGGCAATTTATTTTTGCACCGAGTGGGTTTTCAGACATCAGTGTTACATTTTGAAGAATATCGGGATTCATCAAACCAACTCTTCCTTGTGACTGAAATGTACACTGTCCAACAGTTCCAAAAGCACTTCCCGAAGATGGATTTTTTTGGTTGGTGTAGTCATAGACTCCATCAAGTGCTATGAGATAGCCATGAGCAGTCGATCCCCCGTTGGCAATTCTCCAACCTGTCAGACCCCGATATGCTCTGGTGAATGTTCTGAATGGATTATCTCTTGTTCCATTTCCAATAGTATCGTTGCCAGTTGGACTAATATAAAACGAAGTCTGTGGATTTGGTACTGGATAGACTGTTTGAAAATTAATTCCGTCGATATATGACATATTAAATCTCTTATGCTATTTCTGGTGGAGTTCTTGTGGGTGGGCATGGATATGCGTCTGGTTTTGCCACGAATCCTGGTGGCGCATATCTGAAGTTCTTCCACCACAGGTCTGGATTCCTTCTGAAATCTGGATCATCTTGATTCCACCGAGCGGGTCGTGATATTCCGTCTGGAAAGTATTCTATGTCATCGTTGACAACTTCTGGCCACCACGGAGTTAAGAATGGTTGAAGCGTTTCATCCTGAAACCATTCCCCAAGGCTACCGTTTCCTCCGATGGGAACCCCAAGACCAGGAACATATGGTATCCATACTGGCAATATAAATTTGTCGGGGTTTGATGTGTTGTTTACACCATGAATCCAATCATCAAGGAACCACCATCTTCCCCTGGCGTCTCTGTACCACCATCTCGACCCATTTCCTCTGTAGATTTCCCCAAAGCGATTCAAGTCTTCGATGACATAATCGGGACACCTTCCGTTGTATATGTCGGGAACCTCATTTTCGCATGGAATCAGTATTGGACTTATTGGATACTTTGGGTGGACATTCCCATTATCCTGCTGCCTTGTGCATGGCAAGTACCAGCCTTCGGGAGACCAACCATCAACTTCGGTTTCATCGTCCCACCACAGGATTCCTGGAATCTCTGGATCATATATTTCTATAGGAAAACCCAATGTAAATCCTGGTGGAGTGCTTGGCTGCACTGGCTTTGGATCATCTTTTGAGGGTGCGCCCGAGGCATAGATTTCAAGATCTCTTTCCAGACGAGCGAGCATCTCCTCTCTTGTCTTTGGTGGAGGGAGAATCGGGCTGACGCGGTAGTAGGATCCTTCTTTGGTGAATTCAACCCTTGGAGATTGCGCTGTTCGTTGCTCTATCGATGAGCGCAGTTGCGGAGTATCAGCCCAGTTCTCCGAACTGGACACGGTGAGCATCAATGTTGCCTCCGTGATGTTCGCAGCCGTTGGGACACCGCTCAAGTCAAAACCCATCACGATTCTTGTGGGAGTTCGCACCGCGAGTGTCGTAGATGGTCCACTACCTGGTGGTGGCAATAGTCCACCCGAACCTTGGTCATTGTAATCATTCCATGGGTTCAGAAGACCTATCGGAAGTTGTGATGAGAATTTTGCCCGAGACTGCTCATCGACTCCCAATGCATTTGACCACCTGTCATTGCCTGGTACAGACGAGTGCCATATGAATGTATCGAATGATGGAATGAGTATGATCTCACCGTCAACAAGTGTGGGTTGACTATTGGGAGTCTGTCTTCTCCTGTTGATCAGTCTTTTGTTTATGAAGTCGCTACGCATGTGTTAGGTCGCAAAGTAGTGTAGGGTGTTTCCTGCCGTGTCTGCTCTGAAGAACATTTTGCTGGTGCTGTCAGTTTCTATGAAAAGTTCATCACCGGCATAGAGTGGGAACCCGTGGGCTTCCGCTGCGGCAAATGATGGTGTCATTGCGGTCTGATTTGTTCCAACTATGATTGTTCCACTATTGGTCGTCCTTGACTTGAGGTGAACTCCACTCTTCACAACAAATGTTCCCGGTATTTGATTAGCACCGGCTGTTGAAACAGATATGGTTCCAGAGGTCACTCCATCTGGCTGTGATATCCTCTTGACATCGACCTTTACAAGGCTCTCTCCACTGGCATTGGAAACAATTGGTGGGACACCCGTCGATGTTTGGGATGTATCTATAATTGCTCTTACTGCTGCGATATTTGTGGCAAGATTTGCTATATTTGTATTGATTTGTGGACCATTAACATCTAGTGTCAGCAATGAACTTGAAGAAAATGTCATCAGATTTATCTTGTCACGGACATCTCCAGTGATGCCGATGTAGTCTCCCGATGCTCCAAGAACCCTTCTGTTGGATGTGGATATCTCGCTGAGATAGGTAAGACCTTGACCGAGCAGGGAAACCGATCCAGTGACTGCTACTGGTATCGTGTCCGCGCCAGTGTAGCCGACGATGGAGACCGTCTTGGAAAGTGCATTGGGATATCCAAGGGAGATTCCGCTGATGGTGACATTACCTATGTTGAGGCTTCCAACATCGGCTGTCACGGAGATGGATCCGCTTGCAAGGTTCACGAACAACGCACCAGTGCTGTCCACATTGAACGGCAACTTGGTGTCGTAGTTGTTGATGTTTGTTAGACCATGGGAGAATACAGAAACAGGCCATGCACCAGAGAGACCAACGACACGGACGGTGTCTTCGGCGTTAGTGCTGGTCTGCGTTGAAACAATAAGATTATTATTAAGTGGAGTAGCAGATGTAGTGGATCTCAATAATCTTATTGGAAATCCAGAACCAACAGTATCTGCAAAAGGATTTGAGGTTGGTATAACTGAAACTGTGTTCAACACAGAGACGCTGTCGGATCCATATGTCAAGGAACGAATGTCCAGATCTGTAGCCGTGACTCCAATGGGCCATCCACCAGAGTACCCGACGATTCTGACGGTATCCTGTCCTGCTGCACCCGCAGTGGTTGGATCCCCCGCAGTCAATGCACGGATTCCGAAATTAGTTGCTGTGACTCCAACTGCCCATCCGCCCGAGTAACCGACGATTCTTACGAAGTCTGCACCAGGTGCCAATCCTAGGGTTGGGTCTCCAGCGGTGAGTGAGCGAATGTCTAGGTCTGTGGCTGTGACTCCAGAGGTTCCGCTTATTGCCACGGTTCCCGTCACGGTCACTGTCGGTATGCTGGAAACTACCACTGTTGGGTTGTTTATAATCGAAACTGGCAGCGGAGTGGTGCTGGTGACTCTGGTGGCACTTCCAGTAACGCCAGAGGTTCCATATGCGATCTTCATGACTTGGAAGTGATTGGATTCTGTGGAGACGAAATCGGTTGCAATTACCGCCTCTCCAGAAAATCCCTGAACTATCACATTGTTGTCCGTATCGTAAGCCATCTTTGATTCCTTTTTTGATTCAGTGGTACTTTCTATTTATACTCCTTGACATGACGATACATACTCTATAATCCTCATCATGATCGACCCAGCACAGATATCCAACCTCATAGAACGAATGGTTTCCAACAGAAAAATCTCCTATATGGAGGCTGTTTTGGAGATCTGCGAGGAGCATTCGATTGATGCCTCGCTTGTGGCAAAGCACCTGTCTCGTCCCATCATTGAGAACATTGAGAACGAGGCACGACAGGTGAATCTATTGCCACGCAAGAAATCCCTGCCATTCGCTTGACACACGCCGTACACGCTGTATACTCAGCACATTGTCAGATACTCAGTACACCTAGCAAAAGGAGCAATACGATGTCAGATTTCGCAAGTTTCAAGAAGAGTTCAAAGAACAACCTTGGCAAGATTGCCAAGGAACTGGAGAAGGTCACGAAGGGTGGAGGCGAGAACTCCTACAAGGATGATCGTCTCTGGCAGCCCGAGGTTGACAAGACGGGCAACGGGTACGCAGTCATCCGTTTCCTCCCCGCTCCTCCAAGCGAGGATCTCCCTTGGGTTCGTGTCTTCAGCCACGGATTCCAGTCGAAGGGTGGTTGGTACATTGAGAACTGCCCCACCACAATCGGACAGAAGTGTCCTGTTTGCGAGGCAAACAACGAGTTGTGGAACAGCGGAAACGACGATGACAAGAACATTGCGCGTGATCGCAAGCGCAAGTTGTCATACATCAGCAATGTCCTTGTGATCGATGATCCCGTGAATCCTGCCAACAATGGCAAGATCTTCCTCTACCGCTATGGCAAGAAGATCTTCGACAAGATCAACGACAAGATGAATCCTCAGTACAAGGACGAGGATGCTGTGAATCCGTTCGACTTCTGGCAGGGAGCGAACTTCAAGATCAAGATTCGCAATGTCGATGGATACCGCAACTACGACAAGTCGGAGTTCTCTGCATCGTCACCTCTCCTCGACGGAGATGACAAGGCACTTGAGGCTCTATGGCGCAAGGAATACCCGCTTGTTGACTTCGTGAAGCCCGATCAGTTCAAGGCATACGGAGAACTCAAGACCAAGTTCCAATCGGTCATCAATGGTTCTCAGTCTCAGAAGGCAGAGGACATGGATATTTCAGAGGAAGAGGAGGATGCTTCGGAGAAGAAGTTCACCCCGAAGTTCCCAACTGCTGAAGCGAAGGCTCCTGGTCGGGAAGCAAAGCCCAAGACCAAGGCGAATGAGGACGACGAGGATGATGCCCTCGACTACTTCAAGCGTCTTGCGAACGAGTGAGTTTTATACATATTGTTGTTCGCCCCAGTCTTCTCACTGAGTCGGTCGTGGGGACGGTGCAAGCGTGATTACGCTATTCACCGCGCGTCGGGAACTAACTTAACCCGCACAAGGAACTTCGCTACCGGACACCCCTCAGAAATGGGGGGTGTCTTTTATTTCAGAACATGACAAGGATAAATAAGGGTATGAAGAAGAGCAACAAAGATTTGATTGAATCGCTGAAAGCAATCCTCTCGTCCGATGATGAGATGAAGAAGGATAGGACAAAGATGCTCATCGACATTGGATTTTTTGGCTTGAACGAAAAGGAAAAGGCATCGTTGCTGAATCCAAAGCCCACTAGAAAGAAGAAGACAAATGGCACAAAAGAAGAAACTAACAGAGACTCATGAGTCCGACTATCAGTTTGCTCGTCGTTGTGCCGATAGAATGAATCTCCCGTGGCAAGCAATAGTTTCTAATCAGAAGTATGTTGACATCATCAGAGAAGCGCGTTATAGTAACATGAGCGTAAGTGAAACCGTGGCTTACTTCAAGGAAGTCATTTCCGAGAAGAAAGATATCGAAAAGAAGACCAAGGTGAAGACACCTGGTCAGACCATGGATATATCAAAGAGGAGCAAGGATTTTCCCACTCCTCCCTGTGAAATGGATAGATGATTGAAGACATACAACTACCAACCAACACAACTAAATCTTCCTGAACTCCGTGTGCTTGAGAATAAGCACGGGAGAGTCTACATCACACCTTCGGGAAAGCATCTGCCGTCTGTCACGACGGTCACGGGCTTCGAAGGCAAGGATGGCATAGAGATTTGGCGCAGGGCAAATCCACGCGAGGCTCAAAGAGTCTGTGATCGCGGAAACATCATCCACTCAATGATGGAACATCTCCTCAAGAACGAGGATGTTGTTCTTTGTGAACATTCCGATGTCAATGAACTCTATGAAATGCTGAAGAGTCATGTCGAGACAAAGATCGACAATGTCTATGCACTTGAGCAACACATGTGGAGCGAGAGCGTAGGACTCGCTGGCAGAGTTGACTGCATCTGCGACTACGACGGGAAACTTTCAGTTGTTGACTTCAAGGGTTCAACGCGGGAGAAGTATCCAAGTGGAATCAAGAACTACTTTCAGCAAGCCACGGCATACTCTTTGATGTTCCAAGAACTCACGGGTCGAAAGGTCGAGCAGATCGTGATTCTTGTGGCTTGCGAGACGGGTGTCCTACAGGAGTTCGTAAAAAAGCCCGTGGAATATGTCCCCGGGCTTCTTAGTTCTCTTCAGTTGTACAACCAGTGGTATCAGTTGAATCCAGTCACCGTCGAGTTGTGATTGATATAGCGAACCTTCACTGGGAGGATCTCTCCTGGTGCAAGGCTGATTCTTCTGGCGGCTGTGGCTGAATCGTCGCGCCAAAGGCGAACATCTGCGGTGATTCCTGCTGTGGTTCCGTTTAGGATTCCGCTTGCGCCACCCGTCCATCCACCCGTTGGGATGGTAAATGATTCTGTGTAAGTCCTGTCCATAGTAATCCTCCTGTCATATTTAGCAAAGCAACGATTTAGGAAATCTCAGAATGGGTCTATACATAGAGGTACATGGTTTCATTTTATAAAGGAGAACCAAATGGAAGATTTTCTAGGTACGGCTTGGTGGAGCATTCTCATGTTTGTCGCTGGTGCTGCAATCGGCACCCCACTCTGGAATTGGGTTTCGAAGAAACTTCCCTGGAATAAGTGATAGACAACCAAGTCTTCTCTAAGGGACACAGCGGCTTTTTGCCGCTGTTTTCCTTTATACATACTTTTACGAAATCACGGAGATTCAAATGAACCCATTCACTCGCAGAGACTCATTATCCAATGCTGCCGCAAACACTCTTGACAAGAGCAAGAATCAGACTCTTGTCGAGGCACTATTGGAATCCACATACAACACAAACCACCGCTCTGCGTTGGATGACAGGGCATTGTTCTATGTCGAGAAGCCAGAGAACATGCAAACCATCAATGCATTCATCAAGAGATTCCTCACGGGTCAGCACCTTGATCCAATGGATCGATTGAACCGCCTATTCCTTCAGTTGCAGACAATTGGTCTTCATGTGGACGATGGTGATATGAATTTCGGTGTCAAGGATGCCACAAACGGCACATTCAATGTCTATCAGTACGGAAGGCGCGAGAGCGACCATCCAATTTCAGGATCTCCATACATCGATGACGAGATCTTCCTCCGTTCCCGTATGCATGGAAAGTTGAAGATCCGCACTTCCTTGGTTCCTGGTGGACTATACATGATCGATGCGGAACTCTACATGACAACAGACAAGAAGAACCACGACTGAGTTTCTAATGTCGGACAACCGTATTCGTGATGAAGACTTTCTGACCTTCGCACTTGAACACTATGACAATCCGCAATGCTCCTCGCTTGAGGAGTTCTATGAGGATATAGACAGGATCAAGTATCTGAAGAGATTGATGAATCGCGATGAGGGAGACATGGGTCAGAGGAACAGGCTGATACTGAACCATCTCATCATAATGACGAATGTGTTTGGGATAGAGGTTGGAAACAGGATATTGTTTCACAGGATGGAGGAGAAGTTTCATCCAAGGCTCAAGACATTCCTGTATTATCTGAATGTGCTTCGTCATGAAATACCAGAGGCCGACATTGCCACAATACCCATGGAAGATTCCCTTTTGCAGGAACTGAGGAAAATATGAATCAGACATACCAGAACTTCATGAGACAAAACCTGAGCGAGGAAGCCCGAAGGCTGATGTCCGAGGCACTTGAGGATCAGGACAAGATGGACATCCTTGAGATCCTGCTTGACGAGGAAGTTGCAAACACGGCATCTGCTCCTGGCATTGCAATGGTCTCCAATGGCGAGCCTGTTTCGCCAAAGTACAGCCAAAAGGAGTTCGGCAAGGGAGTCTGGCGAAGAAAGAAGAAGAAAGCACCGATATTCGAAGCAACGCAGAAGAAGCCAACGAAGCCAGCAAAGAAGGCGAAGCCATTCACTGGACACCTTGAGCATGTAGGAGACATGATCTATCACGGAAACCCAAGCGAGGCACTCAGGCACATGACTGCCATGCATCAAAGGTTCAAGGGAAAGCACACCAAGGGGCATGAACCTTCTCTCAAGGTCGATGGTGGAATGAGTGTCGTGGTAGGCAAGGAGCATGATGGAACCCATTTCGTCAAGTCAAAGCATGGACAGGTCGAGCATGTCTTCAAGACACCAGAGGATGTTCATGCAACTGGCAAGGAACACTATGTCAAGCACCTTGTCCCTCTCCTTCATCATGTCAAGACCATGAACATCAAGCCAGGTCATGCGTTTCAGGCAGACCTTGTGCATCATGAGGCAGATGGTGAGAATCAGACCACGGCAAAGCCAAACACAATCACATACAAGGTCAAGAGTGGAAAGAAACTCACACTAGCAGCACATTCGCAATATGCTCTTCCAAAGCCAGGAGCAAAGGCATGAAAAAGATCACTAGCCACCCAGATGTTTCTCAGTTGCAGGGAGAGGGCATTCATGCTCCCGATCTTGCCATCAGGAAGACAACCAAACTATCCTTGTCTGCAAAGAGAGATGCCGCTATCAAGAAGCATCTCGCCGCTGCACATAAGCACCTGACACCAGAGGTACATGAGTTCTCCCGCAAGTTGGTTGGCAACAAGAGACTTCACGGCATCGTCAGGCAGTATTCGAACACCGCAGCACGAACAACTGGCGATAGAAGCGTCGAAGGACTCAAGGCACACGCGCAGAAGTTCGTACACAAGACGAACAAGAGCGAGAAGGGTCGTGCCAAGGCACTCACTGCCCTGCATGGCGAGATAGATTCCAATGCACATCACTTTCATGCCATGTTCCAGGCACATCACCACATAAATCAGGCAAAGCACCACATGCTTGATCAGTTCAAGGAGCATGGACATCAGTTCGACATCGGCACCCATGGTGGCGAGGAACACGAAGGTCTCGTCTCCACGATGGGCAAGGGGAAGAAGGCAGTTCAAGTGAAGATGGTGCGCGAAGGGCCAGGCGGATTCCCCGCAAGGAACTTTGCAAATCCAAGGTTCAGCAAGGGACAAGAGCAGACGAACGAAGATGTTGGCATGAAACTCTCGCTTGACATCGCAAACACATCGCTGATGGAAACCCATTATGTGGTGTATGGTGTCGAGGACATCAGCGTCGATCAGGTGCTATCGCTCATTCCATCCGAGGAACTTGAGATGCTTGCCGAGGGAGCAAAGCGCAAGATCGTCATTCGTGGTGGAAAGAAGAAGATAGTCTTCAAGTGTCCAGAGGGACAGAAACTCGCGAAGAAGGGCGGGAAGGCTTGCATAAAGATGGGTGGAGCAGAGAAGGCTCGTCGCTCAAGGCAAGCAAAGAAGTCTGCGAGGAAGTCCAAGAAGAAGAGGGCAGCAGCAAATCGCAAGAGAGCAAAATCCATGAAGCGAAGAAAGTCGATGGTGAGGGAATGAACAGCACAATGAAAAGAATCGCACTGATCCTTTCGATGGGAATAATGATGATCGGTGCAAAATGCACATCGGCTCCAAAGGTCGAGAAGCCAGCGACTCCCGTAGCAACCATTGTATATGACGATGTCAAGAAGGTGACCGAGTCCAACGAAATCGTCAAGACAACTGCTCAGGAGATTCAGCAGTCATCTGCCGCGATCACTCAATCTGCCACCGTCATCAAGGACAAGACCGAAGATCCAGTGGTTGCCGAAGAGGCAAGCAAGATAGTTGTCGAGAGCAACAAGGTGGAGAATGCCTCCATCTCAATACAGAAGGAAGTTGACATGGTGCAGAAGGATCTTTCTGCCGAGAATGTGCAGCCTCTTCTTGAGCAGATTGAGCAACTTGAGAACACCAACAGCGATTGGAAGAAGAAGTACGACGATCTCGTCGCAGCATCGACCGCAGAGATTCAGAAGATTGTGAGAATCTTCTGGATGGTTGGGTTTGCAATGATCGTGGCAGGAATGATCGTGGCATACTTTCACAGGGTCATCGGTGGAATCATCCTGTGCGCGGGATTTGTTTCCGTTGGTCTTGCAGCAGCAAACCAATACTACTATCAGGAGATCGCCACGGTTGGTCTTGTGGTATTCATAATCGGATTCCTCGCATCTGCGATTTCAGTTGGCTACTTCATCTTCAGGAACAAGAAGACGGAAGAAGCAGTCGCAGACAATGTCAAGTTGCTTGAGGACATCAAGACCGAGATTCCCGAAGAGGCAAAGATCAAGATCTTCGGTGACGATGGTATTGCCAAGAAGGTTCAGAAGCAATCCACTCAGAGGCTCGTCAAGGAAATCCGCTCAAAGTTGGTCAAATAGCGGAGAGAAGAATCTCGCTGTGAATCTTCTTGCAGATGTAGTAGGCATCTATCACATCTGACACTGGAGATGCAACATCTCTCTTGTCGGGTGTCATGATAGACTTGAGGTCTATGCCAGTTTCCTTCAGGAATGCCTCATGCATGGCGGCTTTGTCCCCGTTTCCCTTGCCACAACCAAACTTCTTCACCTCTGTGGGTGGGATGATGGTGACGGGTATGCTCTCTTGGAACAACTTGTACTTCAGTACGCCAGTGTTCTCAGCGATATGAAACACCTTGCCCGTTGCCGAGTACGCATAGCCTTCTAGGGCGACTTGCTTGACATCCTTGAGAATGTCTATTGCCCAATCAGCAATGCTCTGATACCTCTCCATGTCCTCTTCCCATTCGGAGAACAACTCTCCATGAATGTTTCCCATGAAGACCTTGGCATACTTCTTGGTATCGGTGAGGAAATAGAAGCAGCAGTCATCGAAGGAGAATCTTCCACCGCCTTCGAAGACGCAGATGCAAGGACCACAGAGAGAGTAGTCGATTCCCGCGATGCTGTGGAGTTCATGTCCCATGCAAGAGTATTTAGGACAAGATGTAGTTCAATGTTCCCTGAGACGCATCGATATTCGTGTATGCGGATTTTGTTCCTATCATCTTGAACGATGCAATATCACCAGGCACTTTGGTGGCAGTAAACTTCAAAGATCCCGATTTTACTGATTTTACATCCAAGTTTATCTGATAGAAGTTCTTTTCTCCCAGTGCAGTCAACGCAGCATCTATGCTTTTTGGGTCGGCATTGAACTCATTTGCCATATTCTTGCAGAAGAAAACGGTTGTGGATGCGTCAAGTCTGGCCAAGGCAACCTCATCACCGAGTTCTTTCATCTTCTTCTCCAATGCCGAATAAACAACACGGACATCTGGTGAATACTGAGACATCTTGTCGTACTTCTTGAACTCTTCGAACACTTTGTATGTGTTGCCTATCTTGGACTTTCCCAAGCCAAGGATGTTTCTTATGCCATATTCGTATATGATCTTCTTCGCATCTTTTTCAGTTGCACCTATGTTGGTGGCTGCTTCCCATATCTTTTTGATCACGCTTCCGTCTGGTCTGTATTTCTTACTCTTTGTCACGATTGGATACAGGTTTCCAAAGAAACTTGCTGCCGCACCAGTACCCGCTTTCAAGGACAATGGAATCATGTCCCCATCTCTTGTTTCTGCTATGGCATCCGCTCCTTTGAAGGATTCGGACAAGGGGTAGATCATTCTCTTGACTTTTTTCCCTACAAATGGATTTACTCCAGATATGGCTTGTGCTGTTTTGTTTTCAAGAAGTATTATACCAATGCAAACTTCACCAAGATACTTGAACTCTGCTATCTCTCCATCGTCTATGGCACCTATCCATTCAATCTTTGTGTGGTTGTCTCCGTCGAAATATTTTTCTAGAGATTTCTTGAAGTTCTTGTTCTTGTCCAACAACTTGTTCGTTCTGATATAAGCATTGCAAGACTCGGTAAGTTCCGATGTTTTGTTGAACACAGCACACGCCACATTCTTATCACCAAAAATGTCGAGTTTGGTGATTGTTGCCTTGCTCAACATGTTGCTGGTCTGCAACTTCAGATCTATTCTGCCAGTTTTGGATGGCTTTGACATATTCTCTATGGTGCAGAGATATTCTTTGTTTTTGTATTCGACTGGAATCCACGCAACAACCTTTGGTCCCGTCCTACCCCCTGCGTAGGAGAGATATTCCTTCTCGTTCTTGAGGGATTTCAAGGTCACGGTATCTCCTTCGCGGAGAGATACCGCTGTGTGTTTGCCAACTGGCTTGAGTGTTGTGGCCTTTTTCAGAACTACAGGAACATCTCCCTTACCCTCAAAGTACTTCTTCCATGTGGCAAGACCCGCTGTACTGGCCATAGTTTACTTCCTCTTGCGCGGTGATCTGGTTGATTTTTTCTTCGAAGATGTGTTCTTTATGGTGAGACGAACCTTTTCTGGCACACCGCCACCAGCACGGACAAGCCTCTCGCCTGTTCCCTTGGCAATCTCTCTGGTTGCCAACTTGCGAATCTGAGACAAAGTACCGACACGCGCATTCACGGGTGTCTTTGCATATGCAAGGCACATCTTTCCAGCGCAACGAGACATGAACTTGCCGACACGCCCAGCGAAGTCCATTACGCCCTCGCTGAGTTCCTTTGGACCACCGACGATCTCTGCGCTTGGTATGGTCGCGAGTGCCGTCCTCTTGGCATCTGATTGGTTCAAAGCCTGAATCACGACCTTGCGTGGGCTTCTGCCCTTTTCACCAGGCAACCTGTACCGAACAAGGTAGTTCTTCTCGTTGCTGTCCTTCTCGTCCTTGCTTGTTTCTTTCTTTTCAGCCATGTGTCTTATCCTAGCATTGGCCTGTCGCCATTGTTGAGTTTTGATAGGTCGATCTTTTGATTCGTTGCGGGGCGGAAGGAGTTGATTGTAGGCTCCGTCCTCTCTGGCTGTGTCGTGGGCATCCCCTGCATTGGTTGGTTTCTGAATCTTTCTCTGCCGTTCAGGACACCCTCCAGAACAGAGCCAGCCTTGGGTGTCTTCTGCTGTGGCTTCGAAGCCCTTGGCATTTCATTCACAACCTGTCTGTGCTGTGGTTCCTCTCGTCGTGCTGGTTCGTGTGTCCGAACTGAGATTGTTTCCTTCGGCACATTGAACTTGCGCTCTATTGATTCTGAAAGTTTCTTGAAAGTCGTGTTCTCTGGTAGTTTCGATGCGCCAAGACGCTTGATGCCGTCGTTTGATGTAAACTTGTATTTCATGGCTTCAAAGGTTTCCCTATCCTCAAAGATGTGCAATACAGAAGTGTTGTCTGAATAAAGAGTGAACAATGTATACTTCCCCGATAGATCGGGGTCATTGCTTTCCAAAAGAACGCGAGTGATGCTTGATGTTAAAGAATCGGCCATCTCAGATGAATCCTCCGATTTATTTATGAAACAACAAAGGAGAGGTTTCCCTCTCCTTCGTGTGCATACCACCTTGTAGCCTAAGGTTTATTCGTCGCTGAGAAGAAGTGCGAGTTCGTCTGAAACCTCGCCAGTCTCTGCGAAATCAGCAAGGATCTCTGCAAGACCTTCTTCGCCATATAGTTCGATTCCCTCTGCGAGGATCGCGTCGAGGATGTCAAAATCCTCTTCCTCTGCAACCTCTTGACGAGTTGCACTGGTTCCTGTGGTTCCATAGGTTGCGCTGGAGCCAGTTGGACGACCAGAGCCTAGGTTTGTCTTGCGACTCTTTGGAGCCTTTGAGGTTGTAGTACCACCAGAACCAAATGTTCCGCTGCCCAATGCTCTTGCTAGGTCGTATCCACTCTTCATGCCAGAGAATCTACCTTGATTCCAATACTCAGCACCAGCCTCTGCAACCTCTTGACGAGTTGCATTGGTTCCTGTGGTTCCATAGGTTGCACTGGAGCCAGTTGGACGACCAGAGCCTAGGTTTGTCTTGCGACCACCCTTTGGACCCTTTCCAAGGGTGTTGCTTCCACTGAATGTCTTTCCAGCATTCAATGCCTTTGCTATGTCATATCCACTCTTCATGCCAGAGAACTCACCTGTATTCCATGATGCTTCGTCAAGGATTGCCAACGCTTCCTCAATGTCGGCTTCTGTGATCGCACCCCTCTTGGCTGCTGTTCCGACAGATGCCTTAGCAGAAGACGATCCCTTGCCACCCTTGACGCTTGTTCTGTTGGATGAGGCAAAGTTGCCGCGACCACCGCTCTTGGCAGCAGTAGTGAATGCGTTTGGACTTGGCTTTCCACCACCCATCTGAGATGCAAGCCATTGAGCCAACTGCATGGCATTCATTGCACCACCGATTGATGAATGTCCCCATTGAATTCCAGATGTGCCAGAACCATCTGTTGCGGTTCCTGCTGTTGATGTGGAAACTGCCTCTTGGACAGATTCGATTAGTGATGCGTAGCCGTCGCGGTTGATTGCCATGTTCTTACCTTTCGTAGTTTCGAAACTTTATGAATGTGCTGATAGGTTCTAGAATATCAACACTTGTTTGAATATTTAGCATTTCTTGAATTGCAACCCTCAAGGTTCTTCTTTCGGTTCAGACTCTTCACGAAGATCTGATGCTTGAGGTCACGGATTCTTGGTCTTGCTGGTGTCTTCACTTTTGCCATGATATAGTCCCCTTTTACTTGGTCTTGAGTTTACCAGTTCTCTTTAGATAGTTATAGAGTGGACGCATACCCTCTTGGTTGTTCTGTCCGAAGTCGCCGCTACGAGCGCGGTTTCTGAAATCACGCATTGCTGCCTGAGCCTCGCGCTTCTTGGAAATCTGGCTCTTTGTCATCTTTGGCTTCTTGCCCTGCAAGCGATTTGCCATTGCCTCGACCGAACCAGAACCTGTGTCTCTTGCCACTCCCCTATCGATATTCAGGTTGCGGAATGATGCGATGGCTTTGCTGCGCTGATTGGCAAGGTTTCCTGCCTTCTGAGTGTACTTTCCACTCTTGCCTATGAGACTTCCGCCACCCTTGACTGCCTCGGCAGATGCTCCACCCTTCATTGCCATTCTTGCAGCAACCTTGGATTGGAGTTCCGCTGCTGCTCTTGCGACCTTTGGATTTCCTGTGTCATATGCCTTACCTCTGAGGCGCATCAACTTCTTGTAGCCAGCCTCATCCAACTGCTCGGCTTCAGCAAGACCCTTTGCCTTCATAGCAGAGTGCTTGAGTGCGGCTCTTCCAAGAACTGCCGATGTTGCTCCACCAAACTTTTCCTTGTCCTTGTAGAACTTCTTCTTGAAGGAACGCTGCATGAAGTCTGCGACTTCGCCTTTGATGGGCTTCCCTGAAACATTGTGCTTGCGAATGATTCGCATACGCTTTGCACTGACTCCCTCTGCAAGCCCAACATCTTCTTTGGTTAGAATAGCGGTAGCACGCTTGACTCCGCGCTTTCTATTTTTCATCTTTCGTTCTGCTTCATCTGAAAGGCCCGATCCCACCATCTGGTTGTAAGCAGACAACTCACCATAATCTTTCATTGACTTGTTGATGTAGGAACCAAGAGTCTTCTTGTTCAACTCGTCCAGTTCTTCAACTTCCTCATTCACACCCAACTCCTTCTCCTTCTTGGCAAGGTTCCAGGATCGTGCATACATGACTTCCTTCCACCTCTTGCCGTATTGCTTCTTGAAGGATGCCTTGACCTTGGGATCGGATGCCCAATCCTCCATGCCAGGTGCTGCCTTCTCTTCGATTGTCTCCTCGCAGATCTGACGAGCCTTCTCTGTGAGGGAGTTGAGGTAGCCCTCTTGGAGAGCCTTTGCGCGGTCAGCATCCACTGGATCGACCACAGATGCGATTGTCTCGTTGAGTGCCTTGATATCTCTTGTACGCATTTGTATTTCCTTTTAGAACTTTCTACCTGTGATCATGTAATCGGTGTTGTCTTGTGGAGTGCCAAGTGTGTTCACGACGCCGCCAACCACGCGCTTCACGGCACGGCCAGCCTTCTTCAACTTGCGAAGCAACTTCTTTGCATCCTTTTCGTTTGGCTTTCTTACTTCCTGAATGTCCTCGGCGGGAACAAAGATGTTTGTATCCTTTGCCCTGCCCTGTGGAGTGATGGAGTTGAGGTGTTGTAGGAACTGATTGTTCATGTTGGTTCTTTCTTAGTTTCGTGGAGACTTTATGCCTTGATCTCGCTTTCGCATTCCGCGAGCCATGAAATTCTGTCTTGCAGTCGTGATCTCTGCCTTGTCGTGATAACCGCCTCGCGCATGGATCGCAGGGTAACTTTTGAGTATTTCATTGGAAGCACCACCACGGCGAAGGGTAGCGACTTTTCTTTTCAAGTCTGCTAGATCGTATTCTGGTCCGTGTCCAAACTTACGATAGGCTTTTCCTACCTTGGAGCGAGTTGCTTCATTGACTTTACGAGGAGACTTCTTGCCATCCTCCCTGCTTCTCGTTGCCTTTCTTGCAAAGCGATATGTTGCCATTGAAGCATCATGTGGATTATATGTTGGATCGCGCGGCTCATTGCGATTGAATCGCCCTTGGGCAGCAGCGGCTTTCTTCATCGTCTCTGCATCGGCACCACCGCGCTGAAGCATAGCCACCTCCCGCTTGAGTCTTGCCAAGTTCAATGCTTTGCTCTCATCAGAGCCGACCTTGTGCTTGCCATATACCTTGAGATACTTGGAGCGAGTTGCTTCCTTGAGTTGCTCCTCTGCATCCTTCTTGTTCTGCATCCAGAACTTTGCTTCTTCCTTGTCGCCCTTCTTTACTGCCTTGACGATCTCGCGTTTCGATCCCTTGATTGCCTTCTTGAGTTCACCCTTTGAGTGGACATAGGAACCCTCATCAAGATCCACATCTTCGAAGATCTTCTTGCCCTTGGCATTTGCCTTATCCATGGCACCCTTGCTGAATCTTTCATATGCCTTGTCTGCTGCTGGTGTGGTGGGCTTGTCGGTGAAGAAGCCACGAATTGTCTGCTTTCTTGCTCCACCACGACGAAGACGGCTTGCAGACAACTTGGAAAGTTCCTTGTCATATGCATCGGCGGTTTCGCGAGAAGCCTTTCCACTCACATGTGCGCGGCGAAGCCTACGCATTCTCTTCACGCCTTCAGAGATGGACTCTTCGTTCGTCTCTTCCTGCTTCTTTTCGGCGTTCTTGTCTAAAGGAGCCTTTTTGCCCTTCTTTGCAAGCCAAGCCTTTCCAGCAGCCATGTTTTCTCTTCTAAGTTGTGCTTCTGTCTTGGAGAAAGGCACTCCTCTACGACGAGCCTCGTTCATCTCAGGATGATCGAAAAGTGTATCGGTATTCTCGTTGAGTGCCTTGGCGAGATAGAGCCTCTGCTGTAGATTTGGTGAGTTCATGCTTCTTCCTTATTTGCCTATTTTAGAACGCTTCTATTATTTATGATTTCCGCAAAGGTCGGATGACGAGCCGTGAACCAAGAACCCGCCTATGTTCAGGATCACTTTCTCTGGTCGTGGGTAAAAATGATGGAGTTCCCTTGCTCTTTGCGACTTTCGGTTCGTGTGGCAATGTATCGCTTGCCCATATGCGCTTTTCGGGAACATCATGTGCGGGAACTTCCCCCTTCGCGGTGTGGTGGAAGACTCTACCCTTCATCTTTGGATCCTTGCGGAGCCTGTTCCACACGGATGCGCCACCAGGGCTTTGCAATCCACTGCTCCAAAGGTTTCCCTTCTTCTTGGCAATGTGCTTGTATGCGAGTGCCGCAAGGGACTTACCGATTTTCTTTCTTGTGTGCAATCCATGAACTTCCGTATGAATGACTTGATGCTCGTCTCCATGGGACACCGTGGACACCTCACCCGCGACATGACCAGTCTGATCATGGACGATGTAGTGAGTCTGAACCTTTGGATCGTCCTTGTGTGTGCTTGTATGGAGTGTGTATCCCTTGGCTACTCTTCCCGATCTCTTCGTGGGATTGCCTGTTCTCTCCACGGTCTTTGCGAAGTTTCTTGCACTGAGCAATCCACCTCTCGGCTTTTCAAGGACATTTGCAATCTCAATGTCCTCCCCAATGAAATCAAGGAACGACATGTATCCTTCCTTGACGAGTGCCTTCTTCTTTGGCTTTGCTACCCGTGCCTGTTGCTTCTGTATCAGGCTAAAGTACTTCGGCTTGTTGATGTGCTTTGGCATGAGTTCATGGGCGAGTTCTGTGTCGCCAGATGCAACTGCCTTGCGAAGCCTTCCTGCCTTTGCCACGCTCATGTCTCCCTTGCGAAGCCTTGCAAGGACTTCGTGCCTTCGCATATCTCCTTCATGCCTCTCTGCACCCATCTGATGGAAACTCACCGTTGCCTTGTGAACCTTGCCATCCTTGTCCAATATTCCACCGTACTTCTTCACATGCCCCTCTATTGCGGTCTTGACACCACCTTTTTTCATCTGATCCGATCCAAGACCGATGGTGATGTGCTTGTGTCCCTGTCTTGCGAGATGCGCCAGTTGATGGAATGGACTCACATGTTCCTTTTCGGTTGTGCGAAACTGCATTCCCTTGTGTTCCTTGGCAATGTTCCTGTGACCAGAACGAATGACGGAACGCTTTTGTCCATGCGTCAACGGATCATCTGCCGATTGCTTCGATGCGGCACCGATGCCATGGTAGAAGTGCGTATGACCCGTCGAGGCAGCATGTGCAGCGGCTTGCCTTGCCATCTCATGGTGTCCAACGGTGTATGGGCTGTAGGAGCCAGGAAGGAGGAATGCCTTGCCAGATGGCTTGGGCTTGCTTGCTTCATCAATGGGAACTATGTGTATTGTTTTCATAATGATATTTAGAAAAAACAAGGTGGGGGATCGTGTCCCCCACCTGTGCGTCTGACTGGGTTAGTCTTCTTCGTGTTCCGACATATACCACCATTCGGCAGTATCGAATCCACCTATCAAACCGTCCACGGTTTGATTTCGATTGGTTCCATCTTTGAATGACTTGATCGGTTTGCATTTGACCATGCTTTTGCTTCCTTGGCAGTCTTGGCAACATGAAGTTCCTTGCTTCTCTGCCAATCATAGACTGTCCAACCTCGTTTGCCTTGCTTTTCAATGGAATGATTTCCCTTCACCCATCTGCGATGACCTAGTCCACGGCTATGAATCCACCCATCCTTGGCTTTGCTACCGTATGCTTCTTGAATCTTCTTTCGAACCTTGAATGCGGATGGTGCTTCATGCGTCGAGGGATCTATGATCGGATCACGGGCATAGTCGCTGTGCTTTCGCGAGTCCTTGGTTCCAAGATCGTCAGACTTGAACTTTCTTCGTGCGGACTTGCTGAGATTTGCGATTGGGAACTTCACAACATGAATGTTTTCGTAGTCGCGCTCACCAACCTCATGCTTGCGGCGATTGACTGCATGGGCTGTCTGATCCACCCAATACCCTACGCCATGATGGTTGGTCACGAATGCGTGTCCCTGCGTGTGTTCCTTCTGGCTTGGGTAGTTGGTGCGTCCCTTTGGACTTCGTGGCTTGAGTCCACCCTTGACGATCTTCGCGGCTCTTGCGGCTGTGGTCGCATGGTAGACATACTTCTGCTTTTCTGAGTTAGGCATCTCATGGAAGTCATGTGCATACGACCAGTTCTCATTGAGTTCGTTTCCATGTCCATCATGAATGAAGTGCTTTGGATATGCACGGGCAATCATCCTGACTGCCGTTGCCTCGACTATGAACTCCCTGTAAGTCTTCATGTATTATTCCTCGTAGAAGCCTTCGTTGCTTCCGCCATACAACCGAATAAGACGACCAGCGAGTGCATTGGCTTCGTCCTCGCATGGTGATCCCGTGTCTCCGTCGAGTTCATCACCACATTCATCCTGCATCTGATGGACGAGTTCGTGTGCAATGGAACGGCAGATGTCGAATGTGGCTCTGTTGCCACTCACAACACGAATGCTCTTGTCTGCTGGACAATACGATGCCGTGGTCATGCCATTCTCACGCACCTGAACCAAACGAACATTCGGTGTGTTTGCAAGACCAAGTTCCTGTGCGGCAAAGTCAACGAAGTTTTGAATCGTCTGCTCGTTTGCCTCTGCGATGAAACGATTGAATGACTTCATTTCTTCTTTGCCTTGAGTATGAGTTGAGTTCCAAATGCCCTGGTTGCCTTGGGCGACGAATAATCGTGCATTCGGATTCCCTTGGATGCTGCCTTGCGTCTGACTCCCCCACTACCAGAAGTCCATATGTCAGCGGGATTCATCTTGGATGCCTGTCCGATGTCCTTTATGTCTCCATCCCCTTTTCTACTAACGACCGCACGGACATGCTTCTTGGTCTTGGGATCCTTCATCAGGTGCTGCCATACTGATGCACCACCCATACTCTGTTGAATGCCGCTATGAATGGTATAGCCGTGCTTTCCATGAAGATGCTTGTATGCTGCCACGGCAAGCGAATGCCCTATCTTCTTCTTCGAATGATGCGGGTGGATGGCTAGAAATCCTACCCGCAAGTGCTTACTCGTTTCCGGATTATCACTCACATGATCATTTTCTATGTGTCCAACCACTTTCTTGCTTTTATCGTGGGTTATGAAGAAGTCATTACCATTGTGGTTTCGATGGATAGAATATTCTTTATGAATCTTACCAAGTTTATGCATACGAAGCGAAGGAAGGCTTCGCGCGGCTTCAATATCCGAATGGAACTCATCATGAATACCTTTCCAGTCTTTGCGGTTTAATCTACTAATATTTGGTTCTAGTTGTATGTCCTCAAGTAGTTGGCGATAGGTCTTCATTTATTTCCCTTTGCCATGTGGTGTGCAGTATGCATATATGCATTATGAATGGCATCATTCATCGTCTTATGAGTTCCATGTATGGTATTTAGACCAATGTCCTTACCATTCACACGAATGTTCCCTGCCTGATATCCCCAACCACCCATGCGACTCCATCCCTTGACCACATGACCGACGATGCCACGATGCGAGAACATGGATGTGGTGTCATTGATCTTGCGAATGTTCGCACCATGACCAGATTGCTTGATCTTCACATATCTTTCATTGGAAGATGCTTCAGTGAGAAACTGACTGAATGACTTCATGTTCAATCGTCCTCGTAATCGTCCTTCTCGTTCTTGTGTTCCTTCTCAATGTCACGAAGGACATTCTTTGGAACTGCCATGCCAATCCTCTTGTGGCGACGGGCAACCAAACGGGCAATCATGCTCTTGGTCGATTCTCTCTTTTCCTCTTCCTTTTCCTCTTCTTCGGATATCGAATTTGGAGTATTGGAAAGGTAGTCTTTCACCGAAGAAATGTAATCTGCTGATTTCGTGATCTTGGACTGAACCCATCCCTCAAGTTGGGAATCAGACTTGAGCATCGACATGATGTCGTTGGCATTTGCAATGATGGACTTGAGTTCACCCATTGCCATTCCACCCTCATCATCGACTTCCTTCTGCTCATGAAGATTGCCGTGGTATGTGTGGAAAGACATCTGAATGGCATTGGAACCTTCCGCATGTGAACCCATCAGTTTAGGAACATTATGCTTTTGAAGAATACCCTGAATGCTTTGATGAAGTTTCGCTGAATTCTTCGCCCCGATTCCCCCGATTCCCTTAGCATGTCCACCAGTACGGGCAAGTATCTTGCCGTGCTTTGCCTTGAGTTCACGGATTGCACCCTTTGGAAGATCATACAACCAATCTTCCATGGATGCCTTCACTGCACCTTCATATACTGGTATTGGATTCTTCCTACCCTTACCGACGAACTTCTTCAACCCATCAGCATCTCGCTTGTGCTTGTTGCTATAGGTGAGCATGAGAAGTTCAGGAACTGCGGGAATGGCATACTGTGCATACTTGGGGGCTTCCGTCATTGGAAACAAACGCCCAGTCTTGCCAGCGCGTGATGCGGCACGGGAACGCATTCCAACCTCGCGATAGTACCTTTGTCTGCCCTCTGGACTCAAGCCACGAAGTCTCTTCTGTAGTTTGCCAGAGAAACTCTTGATCTCACCCTTGGTGTACTTGTCGTATGGATCCTGTCCTGGTGGAAGTATGGGCTTTGCTCTCCCCGAACGACCACGATTTGGATCATTGGTCGAGACTGCTTCCTTGAGTGGAATGCCTGTCCTTGCGGAGAAGTCTCCAAGTGCGCGGTCGAGTTTCTTTCCATACCGCTTGGCATTGCTGCTCATCTTCTTGCCCCAACGCTCCCTTGCGGCTTCATAGTCCTTGAGGCTTCCGCTACCCTCTCTCCAGTTGCGGGATGCATGTGCAAGTTTTCTTGCTGCCTTCCTTGGCATCCCCTTGAGGTTCTGTCCGACATCGGGAACGGCTTCGCTGATGTCCTTCGCGGGAACAAAGATGGATGTATCCTTGGCTCTACCCTGAGGTGTGATTGAGTTTAGGTGGTTTAGGAATTGGTTGCTCATGTCTCTATGCCTTTGCTGTTGTTTTCCTTGGGTGCAAGTACAGGTGGTGCTTGTATCCTGTCCTTCGACCATATGCCAGTTTCTCATGCTGTTCGGGATCGTATTGCTGCATCTTGGGCTTCTTGCCCCATTGCTCCTCTGCAAACTTCACCCTCTTCTTTGCCGCGAGTTGCCGCCAGATGTGGCGACCACCCTTTGTCTGTGCGTCATCGCTTCTTATCGTGTGTCCCGTCTTGTCTGCCAACATCATGTATGTCTTTGCCATCAGCCCTCGCACCAATGCCTTCTTTCCCCTGTGGCTTGGATGCAAGGAAGGACCACGCGGGATGATTTGCTTCTTGTGCTTGTTGTATGGAACATGACCAACCGATTCGCCATTGTGCATGATGTGGACTATTCCATAACCACTCTTGGCCCCTCGGTGTCGTATCTCGTATGGACCGACCTTGCCCATGCGCTTGGTTCCATGAGCAGACTCTGGATAATGCTTAGAATCCCCGTAGTCAAGGACGGGTTCTTCGTTCAATAGACCAAGTTCACGAAGTGCTGCCTCTGCCAAGATCTTTCGTGCTTCTGTGTATCTCATTGTCCTAGTTCCCTTAAAGTGTTGAAAGTGAAAGTTCCATTTGATGTTCCCACCAAATGGAACGGTGAGTTTCTTCTTTTCTTAGTTCTTTGGTTTGAGAACCCTTTTCGTCTCTTGACCAGCAACATTGATGTTCCTGTATGCCACACCCTTTCGCAACTTCACCTTCTTGCCACCCTTGCCAATGAGGTTGGGTGATGCTCGCTCCCTATCGTCTCGCATCAATTCGCGATCAGCGTTCTGACGCCTTGCAAATGCGGTGTTGATTGCCCTGCGGTTCTCTAAATCTCGTCCTGGTGTGGTATAGTCTTCATCCAATAGACCAAGTTCAAGAAGTGCTGCCTCTGCCAAGATCTGTCGTGCTTCTGAGTATCTCATTTTTCCATCTCCTTATGAAAGTTTAGGTAGTTGATGTGGGTTTATAGGTTTACAAATACCTTTATATGTAGAAAAAATATGGGTTGACCGTGAAATCAGCCATTACCCCATACGGTGCCACGACGAGATGCGGCTTGGTCGAGGTTCTCTCTGAATCGTTTGGGAACGCCCTTGGAGACCTTCTTCATGACCTCTTTGAAATCTGCACCGGGGGTCAGGTTCATATCCACTGCTGCTGCGGGTGATCCGATCCAATCCCTTTGAATGGATTCAGAGACACCACAATGGGGACATGGATGGGAGCATGGGGTATCACGATTCGAAATGGATTGGAAAAGTTCGAATGAGTGATCGCAACGGGAACATCGGTAGTCATAGGTTGGCATGATGAAAAAATCCTCCTGTCAGGTATCTATTTCGATTCCTGACGGAGGTATGCGATGTATGCACGGGATCTTTTACGAATGGCAGAATGATTGACGGGTAGGTGCCACTCTCGTATGAGTCTGAGGGAATCCCGTTCGGTGTGTTCCTCTAGGGTGACATAGGATTCCCCTTCGATGGATTCGCCGTCATGGAGTTTCTTCCAAATCGAATCCCCGTTCTTCCATTGAAGGAAATGGCAATACTCATGTATGAGATTCGTCAGAACATTGATGGGTTTTCTATTACCCGTTCCTACTCTGATGATGCCCCATTGGGATCCTCTCGGTTCTTCGAAGTACCCCGCTGCGGAGTGTACATTGTTGAACCTGACGGATCTACCCTTGGAGAACTTGAGATGCACTCTATGAGTTTGGAGGTCGTGACGAATGAACTTTAGGAAGTTCTTCGCTTCGGGGCTTGAGTTGCTGAGTGTACGAATCATGGCGTATTCCTCATCTCATTTCCCCTCCTAGTTCTATCTAGGAATCTTTGCCCATTCCTCTTCGTACTTCCATCCATCCGAAAGGAAGAGTCGCCACATCACCCTTGCCTGTTCCAGATTCCATCTGGTGCTTAGACCAGTGGTCACCATGCGGTTTCCTAGAAGTCGGACTTGCTTCGGCCCATCGTATGAATAGCCATCTTCGTACTTCGTATACGCGGCCATCATGATGAGAGGGGTTTCGTAATCCTTGTTTTCGATGATCAGGAAGAGCAGCCCCTGATCCCCCTTGGTGAGCCAGTGGGATTCGATTGCCTGTTCGTCTTCGGTGAGGTGGGTTGCGATGGTCATTGTGGGTTTCCTCCTTTGGTTCAGGCGACGATGTCCATGAGGCGGTTGATGAACATGCGGTTCGTCTCGTCGCGCTTCATGGCAGCGATGAAGGCACGGGTCGCAGCGACCTTCCTGTTCTTCAACTTCTCAAACTTCGCATCCTCGTTCTTCGCGATCTCCTCGGCGCGACGGCGATCCTGCACCTGGACGAAGAAGTAGGAAGCGTATCCCGAATTCGGGTTGTTGATCGCGACGAACTTCTCGGCATCGAACTTCTCACGGAGGACCTTCGTCTTCTCCAAGCGGGTGGTGTAATCGTCCTTGTCGGCAGTCGCGAGACGATCAAAGGTCGAGCAGTACGAGAGGCTCTGCATCATCATGATGCCGACCACATCGCATCCCGTGGCATCCTTGAACATGTTGACCACCGCGGTGTTGCCGTGACCCGTATGACGGCGACCGTTGGCGGCATCGATCATCACCTTGGAGACATGGCGGTAGTGACCACCGGTGTTCTTGCTCTTGCTGAGATCCTCAGGAGTGTTGACGCGGTTGATGACGCTCATGCCTTCGCCATCGGTGAGGGTGATGAAGGTCACCTTGGTGTTGCTGGACTTTCGGAAGTTGTTGACGATGTCACGCATGGCAAGGATCGACTCGTCAAGCGGGGTCGTGCCAAGCATCAGCGAGTCAACGCACTCGACCTGAGAGTAGCGACCGCTGACCATCTTGGCGAGGAGCGAGAGGCGACCCATCACCCGCGCGAACTTCTTGTTGTCCATGTTCTGGTTGTAGACCTGAACAAGGCTGAACGCCTCAAAGGTTGCCGTGTATCCCTTCGCAACGGTGCCAGCGGGGAGGTTGCAGACATGCTCGGTGAAGAGGCGACGCTCGTCAAGCGCACACCAATTCACGCGGGACGATCCACCGTAGCGAAGCGCGTCGGCGCGGGTCGGCTTCTTGCCGTCCTGATCCGCAGGGAAATGCTTGTTGTTCTTCGCGAAGAGGTCATCCGCGAACTTGCTGTACATGCTGTTGAAGAAGTAGACCTCGGCAGGGATTCCGACGCGACGGCAGAACATCAGGAGAGCCGCGAGTTGGCTCACGGTGTCGTTGAGCATGACGCTCATCGAACCCGACCAGTCGAGGAGGATCACGATGCCGTGGTTCTTCTCGTCGCGCTTGATGGTCATGCGCTCAAAGATGTCCTCGCTGAACTTGTACTTGGCAAGGTTGCGGCAGGAGATGCGACCCGTCTTCGCGCTCGACTCGCGAGCGTAGTTGCGAGCCGCACGACGCACTTCGAAGCGACGGCACATCTGGTCGACCGCACGACGGTTCTCCGCGACGAGTTCCTTGAAGGCTTCCGCTGCCGCCTTGTCGAGGTGTTCCGACACGCTGCCCGTGATCTTGTGGTACTTCGACGGAACGCTCTGGTTCATCAGGTCGATGAACTCGTCGCTGCTCACGACGATCTTCGAAGTGTCGATCTGCGGGACGCGGATGGCGTGTTCGACAACCTGGTTGTTGACGAACTTCTTCATGGCCTTCTCCATCTCGCCAACGGTCGAAGCCGCATCGGGAGCGTACTGCTGCGCCTCGACCTCTTCCTTGCCGCCATCGGTCTCGTCTGAGGCTTCGGCAGTCGAGCCATCGTCCTGAGCCGATTCGTCGCCGTCGTTGCCACTGGACGAATCCTCGCGCTCGCCGTTGCCCTGCTCGTCGCTACGCTCGCTCTTGTCCTCGGCACCCGCTTCGCGAGTCTCGGACGAATCGGTCTTGTCGTTGCCGTCCTCGCGGGAAGCAGCACCTTCGCGCTTCTCCTCGCCGTTGTCGCCGTCCTGCTCGGACGAAGCCGAACCGCTCTGCTGCTTGCCGTCGCTCTTGGTCTGGTTGGTGCGGCTTCCCTCGCCCTGCTCCTCCTCGCGCTCGCGCTTCTGGTTCTTCGCGAACTCGTAGACCTCGGCAGCGATGGCGGTGACATCATCGAAGGTACGCGCCGCGTTGATCGCGTCCACGAACTTCATCTCCTCCGCGCTGAAGGGAACCTGAACGCCAAGGTGGATGCCCATCTTGAAGTGGATGTTCAGGCGGTCGATGGTCGAGAGGGAAGCGAGGTCGCGACCCTTGAGGTTGAAGGCATCCATGGTGCTGAGGGCCTGGTAGCCGTTGATGAAGTCGCGGCGAAGACCAGGAAACTCGCGCTTGATCATGCGCTCAATGCGAGCGTCTTCGATCACATTGATGTAGTCCTTCGCGACCATGGCATTCTTGGTGCCGCCGATGCGGATGCTGGCTTCCTTCCACGCATCGGCAGGAGTGTACTTGGCATGGCCGACCTCATGGCCGACAAGGAAGTCATAGACGCTCTGGTCCTTGTTGTCCCACTGCGGCAGAACAAGCCGACGCGAGTCGAGTTCGAAGTAGGCAGTCTCGCACTCATGCGAGTGTTCGACGGTGAGGTTCTCCGACGCGAGCAGACGCGCCATGATGGAATTGCGAGCGGTGTTTGCGGTGTTCATGGTAGTAGCCATATGCTGTAAGTATACATTACATCGGCACTTAGGACAACCCACTTGAGCGTAGGGAATGAAATACGGGCAAGATTGTAAGTCTTGGGAATATCAGGACTTACGCAGAATGGCTGAAATCGGGCTGATTCGGGGGCATTATTCGGACGCGGGACGGGGCAAGAATCTTTGGAAATCTTGCTGGGAACAGTGTTTTCGGGCTTGACGGCGGGTCTGGAATTTGGCATTGCCGTCTTCCCCATTTCCCACTCCCAGACATTTCCCAAACTCCCCATCTCTTCCCATTCGCATTCCCTCAGACACCCCCTACCCCCTCCCCCCACTTTTATTTTGCCCTATGTTGAAAATGCAAAATCGGCTTGGCAATTTTTTCTCACCAAACCGATTTCCCAAAGTTCCCATTCCTGTTCCTACTTGCCTCTGCGGAGTGCGGCTACCTTTCCAAACAGGTACTCCACCGCATCATAGACGAACAGAGCCACATTCACCACAACGACTGAGGCTAGGAGCATCGTGTACATCGGAATGTACAGAAGCGCATCCTCGGTCTTCCACTTCAGCAGTTGCCATCTTGTCGGTGTTTGCATAGTTCCAATCCCCTTCCGATGTCACGAATGTATGTGAGGTTCTCCTCATCCGTCCAACACCCGCAGTTCATGTAGTGGATCTTTCCGATCATCTTGTCCGCTGGCTCATGGATGTGTCCGCAGATCACTCCATCGTACCCATGCTTCTCTGCGTACTCGGCAAGATGCCTTTCGAAACTTCCTATGAACATCGTTGCCTTCTTGAACTTGACCTTTATGAACTTTGACAATGACCAGTATCGAAATCCAAGTTTCCGCCTCACCCAATTGTACCAGTCGTTCACCTCTATCAGGAGTTCATACCCGATGTCCCCGATCTTGGAGACGAATGTCCCGATCTTGTACTTGCACACCAGATCGAACTGGTGTCCGTGCAGGACAAGGTAGCGGCGACCGTCTGATGCCGTGTAGTCGCACCGCTCATGCAGATGGATTCCACCGAACGACCTCGACTCTGAGAACCGATGCATGAACTCGTCATGGTTTCCCCAGATGTAGTGGACTTCACCAGACTTCCCCTTCTTCAGCAACTTCCGTATGCAATCGACATGGTCTGTCTGTGTCTTTGCATCCATTCGAAATGCCTGTTGGAATCGCCAGATGTCGAGGATGTCGCCCACAAGGAAGACATTGTTCGATTCGTCCTCCTTGAGGAACTCCTTCAGTCTTGCGGCTTTGCACTTGTTCGATGCGAGGTGGAGGTCTGAGATGAAGAGAGCGGTCTTTGTGGGCATGTTGCAGATATCTATCGCCTCAACATGTTGTCCATGTCCTTGCGGATCTCCTGCACGATCATGTGGATCTTTCCAGCGTACCACCCCGCACCGAATGAACAGATTGCGAGTCCGATTGTGAGAATCATCTCTGTCATGGCTGTTCGCCTCCGTAGTTAGTGAACCGTCTCCAACTCCTGCCCTGCAACACCTTGTATGCGTCTTCTACGAGTTTCGCAAGTTCCACGGTGTTGCCCGTTCGCGTCTCTGGGTTGTAGTAGCCGTCCCAATCCACAAGCAGGATCGAAGCGTTCGTGATCCGCTCCTCAAGGTCCTTGACCCGATTCTGAAGATTGGTGATTTCGGCATCAGGCATTGATTGCATAGTTGTATCCTTGGCTGGAGTTCGCATCGTCTCGCGCACAGAACTCATCCTGCACCATCTCAATGTGTGGGCTGTAGTCTGTCTTCGCAAAGCCTTGCTCCAGCAGGGCAGTGTAGATCTCCCGTGCCACATCGATGTGCATCTTTCGCACTTCTCCCGAATGCCGAAAGACGAACTTGCAGTACGAGTATTCGCCCTTGATGAATATCTGATATCCCGTCACGGGGTCGAAGAAGATCTGGTTTCCATCCACTCGGACCTGGTAGTGATCTCCCCAATCCTGAAACGAGAAGACGAGATTGGGGCGACCTTGCGAATCGTTTAGCAGCAGGGTGTGTGTCTTTACTTCCTTCATTGCTTCGAAACCTCATACTTCTTTCCGTTGAATCCTTCGTGGGCAACCATCGACTTCCAGAGTTTCCTCAACACTTCGATGTCGTAGTACTTGTTCCCGATGAAGTCCTTGTTCTCCTCCTGCACATCGGTCAGGCATGACCATGAGAACACCATGGTCGGTTCGCCAGGCTCTTGTCCGCAGTACTGCACGACCTTTCCGCAGTACGGAGTTCCATGATAGTCATTGTAGATCGTGAACACCATCATGCTTCGCGGACGAGAGTACTGTCCATTCTCAAGCACCTCCTCGCGGACAAGGATATGAATCGAATCGGCAGGAGCGAGGTCGTGAAGATCGTACTTGCTCATTGTTGGATTCTCCTCAGGCGTTGGAGCGGATCGCGGAGGGCATGGTCGATGCCGCATGGATGAACTTCGCGACCTCGTTCGTTGTGAGATGCCCAAGGACATTATCGCTGTTGTAGTCGAAGCCCGTGACATGCACCCACTCATGCGTATCGGCATCCCATGCCGCGACCTCTGCGGTGGTCTTGCCATCGGAGTAGTTGTGGTTTCCCCAACGGATGGAAACGGTGATGCGGTTCGCGAAGGTCATCGTGAAGCCGCGATTGTAATCGGTGGTGACAAGGTTCAGACGGTTGAGGGAATCGGAGATGGAATTCTTGTTCGTCATTGTGTGTTTCCTTCTGTGAGTTTCACCGACCACGCGCATACTCGCGCTCAAGCCTCTCTGCTCCCCGCGATGTCCGTGCCACGAAGAGTTCACCCGCGGTCTTGTGCGAGTAGATGATTCTCGCATGGTACTTGAATGTGTGCTTGTCGCTGCACTTCACGCAGTGCTTCGTCTCTGGCAGGAACTCAAGTCGGGCATTCGGGATCTCGTTTCCGCAGTCTTCGCAATCACGCATATGCGATCCTTTCGAATGAGAACTTCACGGTCTTGCGTTCGATCCGCGCCTCTGCATCGTCGTGCATCTTGCGCTGCTTGATGATGCCCTTGCCGTTTCCGAACGGCTTGCAGATCGTGCGGTTGTGCTTCGTCACCGCTGTACCTTCGCGCTCCGCTTCCAAGTCGAACCTGTCGATGACTCGCTTCGGCATTGCGAACCTCCTGTACGACCATCTTACCTCGGGGCGAAATCCATGTCAAGCCCCAAGACGAAACCAAGAAAGCACACGAAAAGATTCAGAACCATTGTGTGTTTCCTTCTGTGAGTTTTCTCAAACGCTCCCGATAGGATTCGAACCTATGACCTGGTCTTTAGGAAAGACCCGCGCTATCCTCTACGCTACGGGAGCAGTCCATTCACGCGCCCTTGACGAGCATCGAAGGCAACTTCCACTCTTCGATGTTCTTGCTGTCCCGCACCCAATAGAACACGGAGTCGTTGTCATCCACCATGAGGGTGCCGTGGCATTCGCGCAGCATCTCGTCGCACTCGCTGAGGATCGCGGTCCTCGTATCCTTCGGGAGGTCGAGGATCTCGTCCTCCGTGATGATGATGTTCGCGAAGGAACCAGGCGGAAGCCATGCAATCGGATCCTCTGAGAAACACGCATTCCCCCGAATGCCCTCAAGCCATGCGACGAGATCGCAGACCTGTTCGAAGGGCGTGGTCACGATGTACGAAATCAGATTCTCCGCGACGAGAAGGAACTTCACCTTATCCATTCGCAGCACCTTCCTTTCCGATCAGTTCACGAAGCAGGAGATCGTCGCCATCGGTGTCGTTGAGGATGCCCTCGACACGGAGCATCATCGTCTCACCGAAGTTCTCCTTCATGAAGTTGGTGAGTTGGAGGTTGAGAGACTTCGACTTCGGATCCATCGGAATGTTTGCATTCTGATAGACGATGTAGTTGTTTTCGATGATCTTCGAAAGGATCTTCGAAATCTCGTTGAGAGAGAACACAGAGATTCGCGCCTCGTTGTACTTGTTCTTGAGACGGCGATTCTCATCATTGAGCGCGAGGATCTTGGAGACGATGATCTTCTTGCCCACCTCGCTCTCCATGCACTTGAGGATGGCAGTTTCGGCAACGGTCTTTGCGGTGGAGTTGCTGCTCATTGCGAGTTTCCTTTGTTTGTTTTCGTGTTCTCGGAAAGACAGACTACGCACTCACTCACTCGTCATCGTCAAAGTACTCATCTTCGTCCTCGCCCTCCCACTCTTCCTCTTCGTCATCTTCGAACTCGTCTTCCTCTTCCTCGCAGTCGAGGTCTTCCCACTCGTTCTCCTCTTCCTCGTCTTCGAAGTCATCATCGTCATCGAACTCGTCATCGTCTTCGAAGTCTTCGCCGTCCTCGTCTTCGTCCTCCTCCTCGTCCCACTCGCTCTCGTCATCGTCGTAGTCCTCCTCAAGCGCAATGAGGGTGCGGTCGAGGTGGTCGCGGTAGAAAGTATCTTCGTCGTTGCTCATTGTGTGTTTCTCTCTTTCTCAGTTTCAGGAGGTGACGGTTGCAAGTTCGCGAAGCATGTCGGCAATCTGCTGCCAGTTGATCGTCGGGTCATCGACCTTGACTCCATCGGGAGTCTCTTGCTTGCGGTAGTGGTCATCGAACGCGATGCTGACGAACGCCTTTGCCCATGCCGCAGTAGGAAGATTACCACGGGCATGGAGCCTGTCAACAGCCTTCACGGAAGTCTTGTAAAGATTCTCGTCGTTCGAAAGCCAGAGCGAAATGTTCCATGTGCTGTGGTTCGACCAACCATTGTAAGTTTCAGAACTCATTGTGTGTTTCCCTCTGTGTTTCAGGAGTTGGTGTTCTCGTTGCTGCCGTTGCCGTCCTGTTCCGTCGTGTTCTGCGGAGCGACGGGTGCGGGTGACGGAATCGGGTTGTTGTTCCACACGATGCCACCGACCGCACGACCGCGCTTGAGCGTGATGCGGGTTCCATAGCGCGAGAGCATCAGGCGACGGATGGTGGACGCGGAAACGCCAGTCAACTTGCCAAGGGTCTTGAAGTTCGTCTTGCCGTTGTTGAGGGTGTTCTCGACGGTGTTCCAATCAATGATGTTCGGGTTGATGGGCTTACGAGCCATTGTGAGTTTCTCCTGCTGAAGTTTGAAATTTGAAAAACAGAAAACGAATTTTGAGTTTGCGGTCGCTTACAAGTTCAGTTCATGCGAGATCTCCGTACTGAACTCCCGTCTGCGGATCGCTGTCTGAGGGAGTGTTGCAGCACGATGCACTGCGTCGAGCCTGTGCTGCGATTCGGACATTCTGTCGTTCGATCACGCGCTGAAGAGCCGCGTTCCGCTCGCTGAGATTGCGAACTTCTTCCTGAAGATCACGGATCTTCTTCTCGTCGCCCTCACACGCCTCGACTTCGTTCTTCCACCCAGTTGCCTTGCGAACCGCATCGGCGGCAACACGCTCAAGACGCGCATTGTCCTCGCGCAGTTGAATGATGATCTTCTCGCGGTTCTGAATCGTCTCCGCGAGGGACTCGACCACGGTGCCGCACACATCGCTGAAAGAGGGAATGTTGCTCATGATGAAAACTCCGAATGTGAAATTTAGAACTGCGAAATGGGCGGTCGCATCGCCCACCGATGGCGTAGGTCAGAACGGGACAGTCTGATCCGACTTCTCGTCCGACTTCGCGCCCTTCTGCGCGTCGGTCGAGGTGTCCGCGATCTTGTTGTAGAACGAGTAGAACGACTCGCGGGTGTTCTCATCGAACCGCGCAAGCGCGAGGTTCATCGCCGTCTTGAGATCACCGAAGATCACATAGCCTTCGGCAATCGCGACGAGACGGCGAGTCGAGACGAGATCCTCGACCGCACCCGCCTCATACGCCTTGCGGACGGAGTCCGACCAACGCGAGAGGTTCTCCGACAGAGTGGTAGCGACCGCAGCATCGACACCAAGCGCGTCGAACGCCTTGCTGAGGATCGCGATTTCCGTCGCGACGGGCGGGTACGGCTGATCGACGGTGATCTTGAACCGCTCAAGCAGGGCCTCGTTCTGCACACGGGTGCCGACGAAGCGACCATCGTCGCTACCCTTGCCCTTGGTGTTCGCGGTCGCGAACACGGTGAAGCCGCGCTCGGGCTTGATGAAGCGACCGACCTTCTTGAGGAAGACGCCCTTGCCCTCAAGCACGGGCTGAAGGCACATCGTCTTGAACGACCCAAGGTCGAGTTCGTCAAGCAGGAGAACCGCACCGCGCTTCATGGCTTCGACCACGGGACCATCGACCCACACGGTGTTGCCGTTGATGAGACGGAAACCGCCAAGGAGATCGTCCTCATCCGTCTCTTCGGTGATGTTGACGCGGAAGAACTCGCGACCCTCCTTCGCGCAAATCTGCTCGACCATCAGGGTCTTGCCGTTGCCCGAAAGGCCGTTGATCCACGCGGGGAAGAACACCTTCGACTTGACGATGGAGCGCAGGGTCGAGAAGTGACCCCACGGCACATAGATCGGATTCGTCGCGGGGACGAACTTCTCGACCTCGGTGACGAGAGCCGCGACCGAAGTGGGCGCGGGTGCCGACTCGACAACCGCAGCGACCGCCTTGGCGCGGACCTGAGGTGCGACGGGCGCAGACGCAGCGCAAGCAGCGACGGCTTCGGGGATGCTGTAGAGGCCGCGACCCGCACGACGCTTCGCGTCGTTCGTGACCCACACGGGCGCACCGCTCATGCCGCACTTCTCAGCAGCAGCGAGAACCTGAGTACGAGTGTAGTTGTGTTCGCCGTCGCCGTTCCCGTAGAGCGAGACGATGGTGTCCACGAAACGACGCTGACGAGTCTGAAGGTTGCCGTACATGGTGACTCCGTTGTTGGTGTTGCGGATGGGCTTGGTGCTGTTGGTGATCTTCATCGACATGCCATAAGTATCTGATACTTTGATTCGTCTGTCTACGGGGTCGGACGAAAATCCGCGAAAAAAGTCCAGATTTCTGTAAGTCTTGGTCTGGTAAGGACTTACGGAGAAACAATCCGTGGTTTTAGTCGAGGTTTTCGCGCACCTTGCGCCAATAACTCAGAGTTGAGGGCTTTTTCCAACCTTTTGGACCGCCATTGTGTACGCGGGAGAGGGTTTCGAATGACCAATTCGGTGCGTAGCGAGTCCAGTACGCGATGACGATCTTCCTCGCGTAGGCTTCGTTCTTGCAGTCTGAGTACTTGCCACCGATGGAAGTATCGAAATCAACCGCGTCCTTCCAATACGAATAGTGAATTTGCAGAGGACCGATTGCCTTGCCGCCGTCACCGACAGCGTTTGCGGGATCCTTCGATCCGCCCGTCTCAACTTTCTGAACCGCGTCGAGGATGTTGTCGAAGTCGAAGTTTGCGGGAGGAGGAACCGCGACTGCCGATGCGGTCACGATGAAGGCGAGGATGGTGGGGAGAGTGAAGTTCGTATTCTTCATTGTGAGTTTCCTCAGAGGTTGATGCCGCTCTTGCGAAGATCAGCGATGATGGAGTCCGCGACATCCGAAATGCTGTCCTCCTCCTGCTTGGTCACGATGTCGATTCCCTTCTTGATGAACTCGGTGCCTTCGTCCTTGAGGATCTCGCCGTCGCGGATGGTCGAGTAGACGCGGCACTCAGCGATCAGGAGCGCGAGCAGCGATGCCGTCGAGGGGTCGATGCTCTGTCCCTTCGTGACATACGACACGATGGTCTTGCCGATCAGGTCGATGTTGGTGATGTTCTGCTGCGCGGTGATGATGTCGTTGTTCTTGTCGTTCATTGTGTGTTTCCTTTGTCTCAGGACATGTCGGTCGAACGGAACAGATTGTTGTTGGCGTTGGCTTCGCGCTCCTCGCGGAGTCGAGCAATCTCCTTCCGAAGCGAATCATTGTCCGCTTCGACTCCTTCTGCCCATGCGGTGAGGTCATTCACCGCTTCACGAAGATCGCGAATCTCCTGTGCTGCCTCACAGAGATCAGTGTTCGTGAGGATGTGTAGTGGAGGCTTGGTCAGAAGCCTATCAACGATGTCTCGCTTCGTTCCGCCATTCGCAGCGAGTTCGTGGAAGAGCATATGCGAAGCGGTCTTGGGCGTGTTGTTCTCGTTGTTCATTGTGTGTTTCTCCTTGTTTGTTCAGAGAGTCGAATCGCAGTTGTCGCAGATCTCGACCGCACGGTCGAAGCATCCGCACGACTTGTAGTAGGTCGCGTTGTCGAGGTGCGTGAGCGGCACCATCATTGCCATCGAATTCTTGAACTTGCCATCGGAGTACAACTTGCCGACCTTCGCACGGAGTTCGCGAATCCGCGCCTCTGCCTGTTCGCGGGTGTGGTTCTGCGGTCCAGGCTTGTCGAAGATCAGCGACGGCTCTGCGGTCTTCGTCACCTTGACGGAAACCTTGGTGCGGACGGGCTTCGCGGACTTCTTTGCAGTCTTGGTCTTGCTCATGATGAAAACTCCTAGTTGTTCAGTGCTTGCGAACGATCTTGCCAGAGAGTTGCCGATCCCTGCGATTGGAACGATAGTCATGCCGTCCCTCGGAGTCGCCCCAACTACTAGAACGCACAGCCCCAAGGGTCATGGGTGCGAGTTCCACCCGATCCCCGACGCGCACATCGGGAAGCCCCTCCTGCGTCTGAGACTTGCCGATGTATCCCATGAGTACCCATCCCTCATCGGTGCGAATGCGGACCCACATACGCCACACCTTCGGACCAGTGCCGAACGGAACGGTGGTGCCATACACCGCCTTCTTCGCGACGATCTTCCCGCTGAAGGCGTGAGGAGTCTTGAAGTACTCCATCTTTGGCATTGGTTGGGGTGAATTGCTCTCGTTCATCGTCGTGTTCTCAGAAAGGAAGGTCGAAGAGGTCGCCAAGGTCGAGTTCGCCGCCCTTGAGGTGTGCGCGTTCGCGGTCGCGGCGGTCGCACTCCTCATTGTAGGCATTCCACTCTTCGCGCGACTTGAACCTTTCGGGGTATTCGCGCTGCATTGCGTCGTTGGTGAGCCGTTCGAAGGCGCATGGGTTGTTGGTGTCGCTGCTCATGATGTCCCACTATGACAGAAAATCGTCCGAATGCAAGCCCCAAATGAGTCTGAGGCACGAAAAAAACGAAAAAAGGTGAAAATTGTCTCCGAATAGTTCGGAATTTTGACCGATAATGTGATTTTTGCCCCAAATTAGCATTTTCACACTTCGAAATTCACATTTTGTCATCTTTGTGGCATGGGCAAGGGTACTTCGCTTCGTCCTTGATGCCCTGCAAGACTATGAAGTTGGATGGGATGTCCTCGGGATTGCGTAATGCTCTCGCAACTCCGTTGTCGAACTCGCTCTTGGTGAGCAAAAGTTCAAACTGATAGCCTTCGGAGTTCACATGTGTGCATAGAAAGTACTCGTCTGCCTCTCTCGCGGACTTCTTGTTGAGATTCTTTGCCATGTTTCAATCCTCCTATGACTATTTAGAGTTCTGAAACAAAACAAGAGGCTTTTGCAAGCCTCTTGTGGTCGATTTACTCGACCTATGAATGATGACACTATGATGGATTACACCATCTTTTCTTGCTTTGTCGGTCGATTGACTAGTATAGACCGTTTTACGCAAGAGCATCTCTTGTCAAGACCGCGTTTTCGTCAGAACGCCACTAGTGTCGAATGGAGTCGGGGGGATTCGCACCCCCGTGCATTGGGATTGTTTGCAAAGATCAACGATGTCGAGTCTATGTATCGCGTCACTCGACTTCGACGCGAATCTTGAAATGTCCTTCCTTGTGCGGTTCGATTCGAATCGACTTGATGACACCGAAGCCGTAGTCCGATCCAACGGTAATGAATGGACCACCTTCGGGGTCGAAATACGCAATCTCTGTGTTGTCCTCGTTCATGCCAGCCCGACCGAAGCGAGACTCACCTTCGATTGTGAAGATGTTGTGTCCGTTGTCGGTGATGTTGCGAGGTTGTCCGTAACGAGACTTCAACTTGGTAAGCATCTGCTTTCTCCTGCTTGAGTTCTCTCTGTCAGAAGCACACCTGGCTGGATTCGAACCAGCGACAAACGGATTAGAAATCCGTTACTCTATCCTGCTGAGTTACAGGTGTGTGTAAGGATTCTACTTCGGCTTCTTGGGGGAGGTCTTTCTCTTTGGCTTCTTCTTGCCAAAGATTCTATCCCAATTCTCTGCCCACTTCTTCTGGTCTACGGGGCGATACGAATCACCTTTTCCTGCGCTGTGCCGTCTGTTTTCCATGCAGTCTCTCCATAAAAAGGGAACGGCAGGGGGAGTTACCCCCTGCCGTCGTTCTAGTCTAGATCTAGACTTCTAGTATCGGAGCATCCGCTGACCCCGACTGCCGTTCCCACGCGGACAATAATTATATTCTGTCAGTTCAAAGCAGGAAGCGATTGCCCTGGGCATCGAAGCCGTAGGTGCGGGTGCCGGGGTGCGTGTCGATCATGCTGTAGACCGTCTCGCCACGGCTGTTGGTGTTCGACTCCACGATCCAGTTGCCGTGCGTCTCGACGCGCTCACGGATGCTGGAGATCATCGCACGGAAGTTCTTCACGCCGAACTTGCTGTTGGCCTGAGCCGAAGTGAGCGACTTGCCCGAAGCGAGGTAGTTGATGACCTGACGGGTCTTGGTGAGCGAACGGGTCGAACGGGTCTTGGTGGCAGTAGCCATACTCTACACTCCTAAACATTGACTGCTTCACTTTGAAAGAGGAGTTCGCACCGCAGTCCCGTGCGTTCCTCAACTGTTGTGCTACAAGTATATCTCTGAATCGTCTGCTGTCAATATCTGTCGAACGCGAATCGAAAAGAATCTTACTTTGCTTCTATTTGATTCTGAATCTTACGCGCTCTTGGCAGGAGAGAGATATTGTTCAAAATCCTCTCCGTAGATCTCGACTCGCTTTGCTGGACTCAGAGATTGAAGTTCAGCAACCTTGTCGATTCCATATTTCGCAACCCGCTCATCGGCAGTCATGCGAAACAGGTTCTTGTCAAACACATGCTTTCCTTGAAAGCAACTCTGCACCCATCGTCTAAAAAACTCACTCATCTCATGCACCTCCACCTACTATGAACTTCTTGCCCTTCAACCGCGTGTTGAAGTCGCCAACATTGGTGCTGATGCCAGCACCACCGATACGCGCTCTCTTTCCCTTCGGAACCCAATCCGACTTGCCAGTTCCGTGGAACACGCTGCCGTGCTTCTTGGAAACAGAGAGAACGGTGTCTTGACCAAACTGCTCCCCATGCTTCTTGAGATCCCTAAGAAGAGTAGCATGATCTCCTACGCTACCCCGTTTGGGTGCGGGAAGTTGACCAGAATGAACCATGAAGGTCTTCTCCTTCACCTTCTTCTTCTCTCCATTGTGGTCTTCGATGTACTCGCCCTTGACTGGAACAGGAGTGTATCCATGCTGCTTGAGGCTTGCCCTGAGTGCCTTCGTCCTCTTGTTGTTCTCAGCGGGAGAAAGATTCCCACGGCTTGCTGATATGAAACCCACCATGTGACCACCTTCGATGTGACCATGTAGACGGGAAAGGGAACGCCTTGCTGCCTCTGAAATGAACTCTCTATATGACTTCATGGAAAAGTCCTCCTGTATGGAGATATTTATACTAGCCCGTTTTCCTCATCAAACTTAGCAATCCTGTCCATGGCGCAATTGCTGAGTTCTTTTTGAGTTTCCTTGAGTTTCCTCTGAAGTTCCATGATCTCCCCATATGCGTCCCCAATCAGAATGAGGACATCCTTGGGAAGGTCCGTGCGCTTGGTGGCAACGCGAAGGCGGTAGTCGATATGCAGATGATCGTCATCTTGCCACATCATGCATCCTTGCCCTTGATCTTCTCCTGCTCTGCCTTGAGATCTTCCTTACGAGCCTCCTGCAAGATCTTCTCGCGGTCTTCGTCTAATTGAGCGTCGATCCTGTCAAAGATCTTGCCAAGATGCTTTGCCTCAATCGTAGCACCGTCCTCTGCCTTTCGTGCAGTGAAATATAGTGCTTCGCGCATCATCTGGTACTTCCAGCGAATATGCTCAAGTTGCAGGACAACATTGCAATCCTGCACGGTTATCTCATCGGCATCCTGCATGTGTTTTGCCAATGTCTGCATCTTTTCATCGCTGATCTCCGTGAACGGGAGAATCGGCGGTTCTGGTACGAATGCTACGGATGCTGCTGTTAGAATTGCTGCGAGTTTCATGATTTACTTCCTCCGTCGATTGGTTGAAATGTTAGCAATTGCGAGTAGAGCAGTGACACCACGACGAATCCGACTGTGGAAAGCCCAAGCAAGATGTTGAGAGTGTGTGGGGTCACTTGCTTTTCTCCTTGTAGCAGTCCCAACCCAAAGCGTGTGCAATATCTTCCTTTGATGAATTTTCCGATCCCCGTTCATTGTACTCCGCAAAACCACAATACATCCGTCTTGCCTCATTCCGTTCATCTGTTCTTTTTGCGAGTTCGGCACGAAGAGACTCAATCTCTTTGGCACAACTTGTCAGACATTCAGTTGGCATACCATCCATCATTTCCACCATCCACTTGCGATTTGCTACTATCTCGTCAAGTATCCAAGGATTTGGGGTGTAATCAGCCATTGCCGTCCTCCATCAAGAAGTTTTTCTCGGTGAGTTTTTCAAATCGCTCGTCAAGAGCCTTTTGCATCTTTTTTCCATCTTCCGATTTCTTCCATGTTTCGATGGCAGGATGGCTACAAGAACAGACAAGTGCTTCGTCAGTGTTGGGACCGACAAGCATTCCATCCCACTCTCCGCACCAATGCCAGCCCTCCTCCCACTCTTCCTTGGTGAGTCCTGTTCCTGATCGGTCAAGTTCGATGTAGCGTTCTCTGTTCATAATACCAGCGACAGGATTCGAACCTGCATGATCAATTACGATCAGCGCATTTTGAGTGCGCCGTGTATACCGTTCCACCACGCTGGCGTAAATATCATTAAGAGGAGTAGTGTTCTTCTCTATGACAATTAGCACATAAAATTACACATTTACTCATTTCTTCTTTTAGAGTATCTAAAGAGAAGCAGGATTTGGCTAGTTTTGCAACATTTTTAGTTTTTGCTTCAACATGATGAAAGTCTAATGCACAAGCATGTTTTTTGTAACCACATTTGGTACAGCCAGTTTGGACTTTGTATTCATTTATGAATTTGGTATTTCGTTTTCTTGCAGTTCTGTTCCTATCACGAAACTTGTCCTTGTTATCAAGGTAGTATTCATGTGCTTGCTCTTTTGTCCGTTCGTAGTATGCTTTTCTATATCTCTTCTTTTCTTCTGGATCTTTATATGGCATGGATTCAAACCTCCATGCTTATTTAGGAATCCGAGAAAGTTCACCGCGCCACATTCACACATCAATGCCCCCCCTGGGACTTGAACCCAGACAATGCGGTTTAAAAGACCGCTACTCTAGCCAATTGAGTTAGAGGGGCAGTATTTTCACTCAGCCATTCAAAGTAGTTCCAACCTTGCGGAACGACTTGATGGTATTCACATTGAACGACCGCCATTGTGCGGCATCCATGTCCCACACGGGAATGACATCTGGACCGCTGCCATCCTCCGTGAGTAGTGTCTTCGGATTCGCAATCGGTGCAATGCTTGTCGAGCGAGTGCAGCGAAGTGTCCGTTCGCTTCCGTCTGCCTTGGTGAAGACCACCTCACAGACACCTTGATGAAGCGATTCAACGATTTGAGTCTTCTCTAGCATTTGCTTGTTCCTTCCTGTCCATTGCTTCTTCTTGGGTGTTCCATTCTCCTCCACGGGAGACGGAGTTCGATTGTACGATCCGTAGAGTGTACGCAAGATCATGCACCCCCGATTGCGGGGATCCCCCCTGACGGGTTAGATACGGCTGACGGGGAAGCCCCCGTCAGGGGGGATGTTGGTCGATCAAAGATGGACTTCTTCTTCTTTGGAGGTGCCTTGACCTTAGCCTTGGCTCGACTCTCTTGAACCTTTGTCTTCCATCTGTTCTTTGCCTTGCGGTGCTTCTTTGCTACACTTCTTGCCTTGCTGTTTGGCATCTCATTGGCTCCTTGAGTTTTGAATCACTTCAACGATGCCGTTGCCGACATCGCCAACCTTCTTGTTCACTATGGTAAGTTCTCCACGGATGGAGTCAAGACGCTTCATGCACTCATTGAGAAGAATGTTTGGATCGTTGTCCTTGAGGGAGTGAATCTTTTCCAACTCCGCAATGTCGTACTCAGATGGGAAGTGCTTGAGTCGATCCCTCGCTCGCTTTCTTATTTCTCTTGGAACCTTTGGAGTTTCCTTCGGATCCATCAACGCCAGCATGAAGTGCCGTGCGTTTCGTATAGCCTGAAACATCTCGCTTGGTAGCGTCATCTTCGTACTCCTGATCGTAGATCACTGAAAAAGATTTCCAGTCCTTCTCATCTATCTTGCAGACTGAATACACTTGTTCCAGTTTCATGGATTTTCGGAGTGCATTCATTGAATCGCACATTTGGATTGCGAGATTCTTTTTCTTGAAGAACAAGAAACCACCCCCATCTCTCAGGAGGTGTTCCTTGTCTTCGCGGATTGAGATTGCATAACATGGCATGGAAGAATGATCCTGTGGGGATTCGAACCCCAGTTGGGAGATTGAAAGTCTCCAGTCCTAGACCAGACTAGACGACAGGACCGAAAGCCACTTGTGAGATTCGAACTCACGACATTCACATTACAAATATGACGCACTACCTCTGTGCTAAAGTGGCTTGAGTGGTTGCGGAGGGATTCGAACCCCCGAAGACTATGTCAGGAGTTTTACAGACTCCCCTCGTTGACCACTTGAGTACACAACCGAATTGTCCGACCTAGATTCGAACTAGGACAAAGAGAACCAGAATCTCTTGTGCTACCGTTACACAATCGGACAACGGAAGATGTGGGATTCGAACCCACGGTACACTTACGCGCACACAGCATTTCCAATGCTGCTCCTTCAACCACTCGGACAACCTTCCACGAAAAGCGGGTAACGGGATTCGAACCCGTGAGGAAAGTTTGGAAAACTCACATGTTGCCGCTACATCATACCCGCAACGAAATCGCGTTATTCGCAGAATGCGCGAACCCTCTGCCGCCACTTATGGTAGACGGACACCATCAGTCATCAGCGACTGCGCTTGCACGAATCAGCGCACTTGCTGTCGATGGTGTCGTGAAGATCGCGCTCGACATCGTCAATGCGCCGACCGATCTCGCTCTGCACATCATCGATGCGACGATGCATCGCGTCGTTCTCACAGAAAGAACGCTCCTGCTTGAACTGCGAGTAGTAGTACAGGGCGAGTGACGCGAAGAGGGTGATCAGCCCGTAGTTTGCCTTCTGCGCTGCGTTTGCGCTCTCGGGGGAGAGGAAGGTGAACCACACGAAGACGAGAGCGGAGAGAACACCGACATACTTGAACACGCTGTTGTTGCTAAATCCAAACATTGCAAAAATCTCCTGTGAGTCGCGAAGGTTCGGCTTCTGTCGCAGCGACTCATGTGCGACAAGCCTGTTTGAGAAATACGCCGTGTTGGATTCGAACCAACTCTTATTCGGTTATAAATCGAACTGAGGATGCCAAGACCTCCCACGGCGCGTTGTTCACTTACTCTATCGTGTCTTCGGCTGCTGTCAACTCCCTCTTCA